TATTGCAGGATATTATTCGATAATGTTTTTAAATAAATACTGTCTACCCAAGCTGAATCGACTAAAGAGTATTTATTAAAATAGGAATGTAAATTAGTAGGATAGCTAGCTAAACCACTTCCCAATATCGTAAATGCCTTAATGCCATTATTTTTAATATAAAAAAACGTATCTGTTTTGGCAACAGTAACAAAAGAATTAAAATAAAAAGGTCGTAACGATGAAGGAGTAAGCAAAACACCAATAACGGATCCGGTATTTTTCATTATTCTTAAATATGAATCATAGTATGCCGAAGTATAAGTGGATCCTATCGCATCAAAATAATTTGCATCAAGATAGGTGGCCCCAAATCTACCGTTATAATAAATCAAGGAATCTGCACTTGTGGGGAGTGCCGATCCTACAGTGGCTCTATAAATAATTCCTTTTGCTGATGCGGACAGATATGGTTTATATGCTCCCGATGAATATTGTAGGATATTATTAGTTGGTGTCATTGTTGTAGTAACCCAGTCTCTTGTTGCCAACAAATGACCACAGTATCTCAACAAGGATTGTTTGGCATATAAATCCAAAGTGTCTCCCGTCCTGGAGGTGATGAATTGACCAAAAGAAATCAATGGCGTGAATAATAATATAAAAAGTATTTTTCTCATCATACCGTCCTCCACCTCCACGTACCTGTTACTGCCTTGCCTATGTATACCAATGTTTGATTTGCATTTATGTTTTGATAATCCAGATTCTGCCGTTGTCCGTTATTGTCAAATATAGTAATGACCGTATCCAGATTGTTATTATTAGCATTATGGGTAATTGTTGCGTTTTGATTTCCGTCTTGAATAGTATTTGTAAAAGTTCCTCTTAATATATTTACGTTGCCTCCCTGTATAAGCGCTAATTGAGAAGTAATATAATCCATCAATGCAGAAAATACAACTTTAAATCCCGGATCATCTACATTTGATTTATCACCAATATTCTGTAGGTATTTTTGTTTCCAAGCCACTGCCGAAGTTGGAGGAGACTGAACGGCGAGCTGACCGGACTGTACATATTGATTTATGATAGTCTGGCAGATTGCCTCTACTCCATTTATTATTGCATTATATTGATCTGATGGATTCATTACAATGTGTTTATCTTTATTAATTGTTCAAATTGCATTAAACAATATTGTGCAGCCTTGTCATTTTGAAAAATCTGTGCTAATTTCATTGCAGTATACCAACCCACAAATCTGCCTAAGTCATCATAGAATGTCTGTATCATGTTATTCACATCCCTTGTATATTTTGGGATATAATGACCCGTTGCTGTGTCTGTAGACAACACCGAATAACATTCCATTTGTTGAGGTGACCCAAGTGGTCCGGGTATCCTTACACATACCGGCTTGGACACCCCGCCACGAGTGTATGGATTATGCTGTAAATGATGATTAGGATTATCCAGGGAAATCTCATCATGGCATGGATAAAGCCAACTTGTAAATTGAATATCGGCTAATCGTACATAGTCAATCGGCAAATTAACGACAGCCTTCCCATTCACGATTGATAAAATTGCAGGAATCCATATAGTCGCCTGCAGTAAATGCCTTGGTATTAATCGCTGGCTCTCATCCGCTGAATCATCAAGTATCTGATTGATATAGAAATCTAAAGGTTTAGGGTCACTATTTGTGACAATCATTCCTTCAAACCCCGATGGGAGTTCATCTAGTATTGCTTTTATTAACAATATTTGATTTGCCCTCGTCATCCATTATACTATTTTAGGAAATATAATATTTAATTTATCGGCTACTGATAATATGGCTGGTTTATTTTGCAATGTTTCGGGCACTAATGTAAAGTGACTTAAAAGATAATCTCTGGCTTCTTGGCAGGTTTTTATTTCTGCAAGCACTGTCTTTATTTTCAGTCTTTCCTTGATCACCACATCCGGAACCATTGGTATGACTTCCTGTGTCGAGATCAACCGATAACTTTTATTAAACTCTGGATTCGACTCAAGTTCTTTTTGTATCTTTTCGCTTGTGGTTTGATATTTTCCGGGTATCTTTCTGGCTTCATTCTGATAGCCACCAACAAACTGTATCTCTACACGCTTACCGTCCATATAAAAAGGAAATGAAAGCCTGAGAGCATAGATAGATTGATAAACTTTTATTGTTTCTTTTTTTACAGCTACTGCCTTTTTTAGTTCCTCTGCTTGCTGAATAATTGGATCTAGGGTATCTGTAACTTGTTCATCTTTTTTCTTTGCCATGTGTTTATTATATTAGTAGGTAGGAGAGGGTTCAATCTCTCCTACCTGATATTTTAGGAATTCGGTGTGATAACGCAATGAGTTGCTGTGTGAACGGTCAAAATGGAGAATGATTCATCACCAAAATAAGCGTTGACATTACGCTGTCCTGATTCTTTCAGCATAAGTTTGTTTAAAGCAAATGGGAATAAATCAGCACGTATGATATTATTAAGATCAATGATGACACCCCAATCAGAATAGCCCTGACCAACAATATCAAAGATCGGATGATATTTAATATTCAACGTTCCGAATGGTGAATTGTATTGACTAAAATTGATACCGAATACGGCGGTTGTATTCTTAGCTTCGATCTGCTTCAGGTAGCTCTGTGATCCCATCAAGGCATTGATGAGATTCGAACCTGCGAACATAAATCTTTCGGGAGTACCATTGTTTGCTGCAAATACTTGCTTCATCATGGCCCTCATGTCCTCATCAGTGAAAGTATGGTTTCCGGCAGTTTCACCTGCTTTACCATATTTAAACATATTATTAGGAGCTACTTTTTGGATAAAGCCACCCATCATATATACAGTATCATTGATACTATTTACTACTGTTCCCATCTGTCCAAAAAGGAAGGTGGAATCCAAGGAAGCTTTGTAATCATAAATACGATCACGTTCTACGGTTGTGAAATCAAAATCAGAAAACTCTTTTTTCTGGAATCTTTCTACAAAGGTTTCTTCAAACTGAATACCGAAACGCTGACAATAGTTATTCTCATTGTTCGGTATACGAGCATAAGCACTTATCTGTGCAGCCTTTTCTGACATCGACGATCCACAACGGCCAATAGATGTGCTAATTGGTAAAGCTGGCAGATCAGGGGCATTAGGTCCCTGTGTGTAAACCACCATCGAATTTCCTCCGATATTCACAGAGTCTACATATACCATAATATTCTGCGTAGGATCACTTGTGTTAATAGTAACAAGGCATGTATCTCCAGCATTCCACATGCGTGGGTTGTTAACCAACAGAGTTCCATAAGCCTGTCCCGGTACGTGGGTGTATGCTGCCGATAAGGTATCGCCAAATTCACGACCCTGCAAAGCATAATCTCTCACGGTCCAACCTTCAGCCTTCATGCTTCGTTTTGATTCATGGATCATGGTATCAAGGGGAGCGATAGATGGATATTGTTCAATCAATTTCTGATAGACAGCAGGCAGATTCATTACTGATGTTGCCGTAGTATCTACCGCACCAGCACCACTGGTTCCTTCAACTACCGTGGTGGCTCCAAGTGCCATTATCGAACTGCCACCCAGTCCCATAACTGCCAAGAGGTTCACTCCGGCCATTCCGCAAACCACAATAGCTGTGCCAAATAAGGCCAGCGAAAATAGCGCTACTCGTTTTAAATTTATTTTTTTCATTGTTTTGTTTATTTTACGTTTATACTATTTCTTTTTTGAAATTTCTTTTTGTTTGGCTACTTCTCTCCAGTCCACGTCCTTGCCGTCTTTTTCTTTTGCTGGAACTGGTGATCCGGATTCGCTGGCGGCAACGATATTGGGCAATACTGGTTTCTCCGTAGTTATTTTCCTTTCTTTGATCTTGGTATTAAGTCCTTCGTTTTTACCATCCTCATGCGCTTCGGCAATCTTGGCTTGTGCTGTGAATCCTTCGTGTAGTTTTGCGATATGTTCGGGTGTCAATTTTCCATCATAAAGAGCCTGATGCATATCATTAATATGATCAACGAATGCTTTATGATCTTCATCGGATAATCCTTTCTCTTTCTTGAAGTTTTCCAGGTTCTTGCGGGACTCGGAAAGGTTCTTATTCAGTTCTTCACTGCGTTTCTTCATTCCCTCGACCTTGGCTTTTCTTTCACCAACAGCGGCTTTCATGTCCTCTGCTCCTTGCTCACCATCACCGGGAACCAATTCTTCTGGATCAAAATGCGCTCCAATTGCAGACATGATGGTTTTGCGCTTACCCGTGGCATGATCACGAATCACGTCCGCCAATCGGGGTTCTGCATGAAAAGCATCACTCATGATGTCCTTAAATTCACCATCTTTTTTTGATGTCTCGATAAGTGATTTGAGTTTTTCGGCTGCCTGTTCGGGAGTGGTTATCTTTTCTTCCGGATATCCTGCGGCAATTATTTCATGAAGCTGAACCGGAGTGGCTGCGGCTTCTGTAGGTTTAACTTCTGCGGGCGTAGCGACGGTATTATCTTTATTTTCAGACATATTGATATGATTTTGTTTGGTACTTTATTTGTACATTAGTAGCAATCAAAATTAACAGTTGTTAATATCTTGTTTATAGGAATAAACTATTGTCTTGTGGGGGACTCCTATGATTTTATATATTTGCTTTTCAATTACACTAAAGAATGCACGGAAAAACAATTGAACGTGATTCCACAAAATTGAAGTATGAGAAAGTTTTTGCTGTTTATGAGAGTGTTTTAAAAGGTTACGGGAAGCTGGCCACGAGTATTTCAAGGAAAAAGATCTATGAGGATACTTCTGATAGTCTTAAATCCATGAATATATTTTACGAACCTTCTACAGTGTTAGATATTATATGCAATTATTTTCATTGTGGAAAACATTGAGGAAATAATAAAGGAGAATAAAAAACGACTCACAGAACTTTATTCTCCGTATGACCCCATCAAGGGAATCGGTTCACCTATCCCAAGAACCGAATTGAACTATTCATATAACAATGAGCAGCAATCATGGATGTGTCCCAATGAGATGATTGAATCAACTCCCTTAATCAAAGGACTTCTCGAAGCAAAATCTATAGAAATATTATCACAGAAATACTCTCTCATCAAAGAAGAATTACATAAATGGATTTTTGATGAACGCATTAAATTTGACTTTGAATTCTGGGCTTACGTAAATGCAAAGATTCAAGACAAAGACACAAAGCAGATAATTCCTTTTCTTCTTAATCGCGCTCAACGAATATTATTAGAAAGACTGGAAGCAATGAGGCGAGCCGGTAAGTCTATCCGTGCTATACTTTTAAAAGCAAGACAGTGGGGTGGATCAACTTTGGTTCAGATATATATGTCGTGGATACAATTAGTTCATAAGACAAACTGGCATTCCGCGATAGTGGCAGACGTAGAAGATCAGACCAGAAATATTCGTGGGATGTATAATCGACTTATTGATAATTACCCAATTAAATTAACTTTCGCTCCATTCCAGGGATCATCAAAAAACAAGATCATATCTGAGCGTGGAAATATAGTAGGAATAGGATCAATGCAGAAGCCCGAAAATTTACGATCCTTCGACTTTGCCATGCTACACTTATCTGAGGTTGCGAGTTGGAAAGAAACCTTAGGAAAGAAACCAGAGGATTTAGTACAGTCAACACTCGTGCCCACTGTCCCCAATGTGCCATATTCCCTTATAGTAATGGAGTCAACGGCTAAAGGTGTAGGTACTTTTTTTCATAAAGAATGGGTGTCTGCCGAAGAAGGAAGGTCTGGATTTGATCCTGTGTTTATTCCTTGGTTTGCGATTGAGCGCTATCAGGAGGAAATTAAGAATTACAAAAAGTTCATCAGCACCTTTACTCCATATCATGAATTTTTATGGGAATCCGGAGCGACACTGGAAGGAATTAATTGGTATTTTAATTATAAAAAGGAATATAATTATGATGATTGGCGAATGCAATCCGAATTTCCAACCAATTCAAAAGAAGCCTTCAACTCCACCGGTAAGAGAGTTTTCCCACCACTGTATGTTCAGAACATCAGAAAGGGCTGCCGTTCACCATTGTATATTGGTGATATTTTCCCAAATGGAATACGTGGAGAATCAGCTCTAAAAAACATAGAGTTTCAGAGATATAATAACGGCAATGCTTGTGTTTGGGCATTGCCGGACTCCAGTGTGAAGGTTTCCAATCGTTATGTCGTAACCCTGGATATTGGAGGTAAAAGAGAAGGTGCGGATTGGTCGGTGATAAAAGTTATTGATCGGTACTGGATGATTGATGGAGGGAACCCAGAAACGGTATTTACATGGCGCGGACATTTGGATGCCGACTTGGTGGTATGGAAGGGAATACAGGTAGCTAAATTTTATAATGATGCCTTATTCTGCCCGGAGGATAATTCTATTGAGCGCAAGGAATCAACCGAAGGTGATCACTTTTTGACAGTAATAGATGAGATCAAGGAAGTATACGACAACATATACTGCCGCACACCAATCGAGAGGGTTATTGAGGGAGTTCCGGCCCAATATGGATTCTGGACGGGAACCAAGAATAAAGGAATGATCATTGATAATTTTATTGCCTGTTGCAGAGAATTAGAATTCACGGAAAGAGACTCAAGGGTTTGTGATGAGATGGACCAATATGAATTAAAAGCCAATGGAACATTTGGAGCGGTTGATGGTGCTCATGACGATTTGGTCATGGCCACCGCGATAGGTCTTTGGTTGGCTATCTCATGCATGGAGAGACCTATTGAGATCATACAAAAGACAACGAAAACCAAAAGACCTCCAAGAATTGAAGAAATAATATGAGCAAGCAATCATCATATCAAAAATTAAAAGATAAGAATCTTGAATTAAGAAAAAGAATAATACAACTTGAGTCGGATATTTATATTATAATTGAGCATCCGAACTCCGAAAGAGCAATTGTGATAAGAACAATCTCTCTCTTTAAGCACGTTTCAGAAAACATGCTTTTGTTTGGGAATTTACCCCGTCTCGAAGAAAATAAAACATCTAGTGGATTTCTTGACATGATTAGCCAAAATAAATTTGTTAATAAACCTAACTTTATTAACTTTGCTTTAGCTCACAAGGAGTCCATCTGGGACAATATAAAGAAAATAATAAAATGGAAAACCCGATAATACCAAAACAGAGTTGGCTTGATTTTACCTGGCAGTATTTTAGCTTGACAAAACAACAGCAAGATTTATCAAAAGCCATTGCGCTTGCCAATAAAAAGGCAGTTGCTTATAATAAACAATATTATGTCTTTCGTTGGGAAAATGGAATGTTCTATGTTTTGAATAGAATAGAGATTGAGGACATGAAGAAAAAAGGTGTTTTCTCCTATGCGTTCACATATGATAAAATGATCGAAAGGAAATTACATATTGCCATTCCGCCGAAGCCCGGAGAGAAGGTAAATAAAATAACCACGTGGAAAAGAATTATTAATTGGTTCACAACAAAATGATACGTAATAAAGAAAAAGACATCATGGGTGATTCTGTTTTTATGGAAAAGGCAATGCGTGTAAATATTGGAGATAAGCCAAGATTTACACACGGAGTTCACCACATAAACAAAGAAGGATTGAAGTTTTTCTATGAGTCTTTGGGACACGAGGCGTTTAAGACATTCATGAATACACATGATGTTTATACAAATAAAAAAGGACTTCGTTTCGTAAGAAGAAGATATGGAAAACGAAACGAAGTAAAAACACATATAAGGATATTTTTACGTAACATTAAAAACTTATAACATGGGATTTAATAAAGTATTAATATTGGCACAGATCATTGTGGATCCAAGAATACAATACAGGGATAATGGAGATGCTTTCTGTGTGGTAAATGGGATTGAAGAAAACTTTATAAAAAGTGCGGATGGAGTTATAAAAAAAGAAATCAAAACACATAGATTTTACATGATCGCGCAAGTAGCAGAAACTTTTGCGAAGATTGTTAGTAAAAATGACAACATTTTATTTGAAGGTAAAATAGAACCTATTCAGAAAATCAGAGATGGAAAAGCATTTATATTATCGGAATTCAGAATTACTCATTTTACACAGATTCAACCACGTCAAGAAACCAATGATGTTGTAAGTAAACGTGTAGATGAAGAAATACAATCGCATATTGAATTTGAGGATTTAAAATGACGGCAATAGAGGTAAATAAGGTATTAATGGCAATCAAGCCGAAACATTTGACTTATCAATCATTTAGCGAAAAGAATATTGGTAAGAGAACTACTGTTGTTTATTTCAAATTGATAATAAAGCATCTCACAATAGAGGGATCTATAAAAGATGATCATGAATTATATCAGCATTTTAAAATGATGCTTAAAGGACAACGGGAATGAAAGAAGAACTTGATAGGATATTTAGTATATGGGTTCGCATAAACACATCTGATTATAATGGGTTTGTTGAATGTTGCTATTGTGGCAAAATCGTACATTGGAGGGAATCGGAGAACTGTCATTATATAGATCGTAGGCATATCGTGTCGAGGTGGGATGAGATTAATTGTAATCCAGGGCATGCCAAATGTAACCGAATAAATGATCGACTCAAATATAGGTCATTTCTTATTAAAAAACATGGCGAGCTTTCCGTATTAAAACTTGAGCAGAGAAAACATATGGTGTGTCGGCTTATGTCGCACGAATTGGAAGAAATGATTGAGCGATATAAAAGTGAAATTTTGGTTTTATCTAAACAAAAGGGATTGGCGCTATGAAAAACAGAGGCTGCTTGATAATGATATTTTTATTGATCGTATTTATTGTGTTAATGGTTATTTCATGTAAGGCGAATAACAAAACATCAAAGAATAGGCAGGGATTATATAAATCAAATTACAATTACTTTTATCACCCATAAATCTTAAATATATGACATTAACAACATTTGTAAAAACTAATTTAAAAAAAGATTTCTCTAATAGAAAAGAGATTTTAAATCGAGCTATTAAGGAAATGCATGCTACACCGAAGCAATTTTCTAATGTTATTTCTGACATCAATCGCAGGTCAGGTTGGAATAATTATCCGAACAAGGCAGGTAGGGGTTCCAAGGTAGAGATTAATACAGACATACAAGTCGAACGGAAGATAGGTATCAGTATTGATCAGTTCCGGAAGAAACATGATATATTTCATATTGTTTCCGAGGCCGCCCGGAAACTCAAAAAGGATGTTTTTCTTACCGAGTCAGAATTTGTGCAAGTAAATGGAATTCGCATGGTAGGCTATCGGGATGCTCTCGGATTGCCAGAGAACTCAAAATATAAAGGGAAAGCTGGATCGACTATTTATTGGTCGCACCCAGACACTATTCGCCAAATGAAATCAGAAGGAACTTTAATATAAACAAACATGAAGAAAATAGGAATCTCCGCGGACACCCTTAAGTCCAAGCATTCGGAATACAAAAAAGCCTTAGAGCAAGAACTAAAGCAATCTGCTAAAATCTTGGATGAATACAAAAAAGATCATGGAAAGCTTGAGGTTTTCTTTAATCGAATAATTGATAATATCACTCCTGTATTGGAAGCGCCTGGTGTATATAAGCCCGTAATCATAAAGGACAATAATCCAATAACAGCCATCATGCATATAACCGACGGGCACATGGGAGCGATTCAGGAGCCTAGTGAGATAGAGGGATTTAATATGTTCAATCCAGCAATCTGTGATTCGCGACAAATAAAATATGCACAAGATTTTATTAAATGGATTACCGTACAGCGCTTCGGTTATTCTATCAATGAATGTTCCGTCATAGTGACTGGGGACTTGATTTCTGGGGACATACATGATGAGTTGAAAATAACAAATGCCTTTCCAGTCACCGAACAAGTAATAAGGGCTGCTGAATTATTATCTAAACAAATATTATTGCTTGCGCCTCATTTTGCAAAAATAAATATTGAGTTTATAACCGAAGATAATCATTCTCGTCTTACAAAAAAACCACAAATGAAAGAGGCTGGAATGAACTCACTTAATTATCTTGTTGGCTATATTGCAAAACTTTATGTGGCAAAACAGAAAAATGTCGAGTTCAATATATACCCGAAGTTTGAACAAATAATACACGTGGCAACGCGCAACTATCTTATTTGTCATGGACATGGAAGTTCTAGTTGGATGGGGGTTCCGTGGTATAGCATTGAAAGGAAAATGGGCAAAGAATCTCAGGCAAGAATGCAACTAATCATGCGAGACATTGAGTTGGCCAAATCAGTTGGATTTCACAAATATATATTTGGCCACTACCACACGCCAATCGATACTGAGCTTTATTCTGGTGGCGGTAGCGTGTCCGGAACCGATGCGTTGGATCACAAAATGGGTCGTTATGCCAAACCATCACAGCCAGCATGGCTTGTTTCCCAAAAACATGGAGAATTTAATAGGATTAATTTTAATTTGGAATGAAAAAGTTAATTTATATTTCCGGCCCAATTAGCGGATTGAAGCTTTCGACAGCGAAGGCGCGTTTCAAGAGGGCTGAACGTGAATTAAATAAAGAAGGTTTTGAGGTAATTAATCCACTTGACCTGGATCACATGGATGAGGAAAGGGAAATGCAGTGGGGTGATTATCTTATCCGTGATCTGCATGTGCTGAACAAACAACGTCCCGAAATGTATATGCTGAAAGGATACAAGGACTCTTCCGGATCATTATTAGAAATTTTATTTGCCCAAAAACTTGGTTTAAAAATACATTATCAATGAATGGAACATTCATAATAGCTTTATTGGTCGTAATGTTAATCGTGATCTTTTCAGAATATGGAGGGAATAACCCAACACCTACAACAAATGCGTGATATGAAAGCAAATTACATAAAGAAAGAATCTATTCTTTCTGAAGCAGAAAGAATAGTTAATGGTGAGAGACAAATTGATTACGATAATCCAGTATCTAATTTTAAAAACATAGCTGCGTTAGCATCTTTATTGATTGGTAAAGAACTAACTCCGGCGGACTGTTGTAAAATACTTATGGTGGTAAAATTAATTCGGGAAAAACATAGGCACAAACGAGATAATTTAGTAGATTTGTGTGGCTATACTGAAATATTAAATAGAATAAACGATGATACTTAGTAACGTATTAAGCTTAACGGAAAAATATTGCATTGAGAACGATGATAATATTGACGTAGATGTGAATCAGGAAATACTTAACATGACAGTGAAAGAACTGTGCGATATTGCGATTCATATTGGAAAACAAAAAGATGCATGCAGGGATGCGCTAAATGAAATATTCTCACGAGTGGAGGTTAAACTTTTCGGCTAATAATGATTGGGCTTTCTGAGTGTGAAACAATAATCAACGAAGAGCTTTTTGTAAGTTCACACAAGGCTATACTGGAGAATTCAGACTTTAAAAATAAACAGCCATATCAGGAAAGATTGAATAAGTACCTGAATTTAAAAGAATACATGAAGGCAAAAATAACATAAATTAATTTATGGAAGAAACAAAAAACGTAGAACCAAAAAAGGAATTAACAGATTTTGATTTAGATGTCTCAAATGCATTGAAAGACTTCCCATCAAACCAAGAAGATGCGTATATCTTCATTAGGGGGGGAATTAACAGAACAAAGATGAATGCCAAGAAAGGATTTATCTCTATCCATGGTACTCCTAATGCAATCAATACTGCAATGATGCCTGCCTTTTGGGAAAATGACATGATTAAAGGCGCAATGCTTATCACTGTGCTTAATTTTCTAAAACAAAACAAGCCCGATGCCGATAACTTCGCAAGGCTCTTGGGCTATGATATTAATGATAATAAACTTAAATTATTTAAGCCATGAAAAAACCAACGATTCTTCTTATTGCGTGTGTGTGTTTTGCAATAGCCACAACTATTAGTTCTTTCTGGATAATAGTGTCCTTTCTTATATTTTTAACGAAAGACAAACCCTTTCAGTGGATATCTATTATTTGCTTCATTATTGCATTTGCGCTATCTATCGTATGTCAAGTCAAATTATCATTTTTATCTGAAAGACATAGATTGAAAAGCAAACCATTTGAAGAATTTAATGTTTCTGCGTTTCAGCAAAGACTACATAAGATGGAAGAGTTGAGAAAAGAATGTACGCCATCGGATCTTAATAAACAATAATTATGAAACAACCAGGATACCAAAGAATGATTCTTATTCCAGACGAGGAGGGTGATTTGAAGATAAACGGAATCATTCACCCTTTCGGTGAGAACTATCGATACGCGACCGTTATTTCAATAGGACAGGGATTTAATGATCCACCAAAAGAAGGCAGTAAGGTTATTTACAAAGTTGGCGCCGACAATGAAAACAATCAATTCGTACATGAGTTTAAACATTATCTTCGTGTATGTGAAATGGATGTGCTGGCCATAGTAGAGAATGAAGGTATCATTCCGTTGGCTGATCGCATACTTGTGGACTGGCTTCCTTCGGAGCAAACCACCGCTAGCGGGATTATCATCCCAGAAACAACACTAGAAAAGCCTTATCGTGGAAAAATTATTGCAGTAGGTAATGGCATAGAGAAAGAGATCATGGTATGTAAGGCTGGAGATATTGTTTTGTGGTACAGATATGTTGGGATGAATATTATTATAAAAGGAAAAGATTTTAAACTCATGAGGCAATCGGAAATATTTGGAATCGTAGAGTGAAAAAGACGCACGTAAAACCTTTGGATAATGAAATTAAAACCCAAAATAAAATATAAAATAATTGACTACAAAATTTACCCATTTGAGATATTAGTTTCGTTTCATGATTCATTTGAGGAATTGGAGTCAATTATTAAAAAAAAACTACCTGGAAACATCCATGATGGAATAGAATTGTTTAAATCGACTGACTTGGCAAAAACAGTAATGTTTTCAAATGGAACGACTTGTATTTGGTTTACGCCTAAATTAATAAGTGGAGGATTGTGGGGTCATGGAGTTATCTCACATGAGGTATTTCATGCAGTTGATTTTCTTATGAATAAAATAGGCATTCGATTATCAAATAAAAGCGATGAAGCTTATGCTTATTTAATTCAATATCTCACAAATGAGATTTATAAAATGTTTTAAAATGAAACATAATTCAAATACTCTTTGCCCTTTATATGAGTTTTGTTGTAATGACTGCAATGGATGTCCGAGTAATCCCGTGAATAAATGAACGAAGCCACAATTATACAATTGGTTTTCCTGGGCGAAGATTCCTATCTTTTCCTTTATGGATTTAATAAGCAACGCGAATTAATGTTCCGTTCATCAAAAAATATTGAACATTTGCAATCCGAACCAATAAAGATTGACGTACAGAAACAAATGGCCTATACCATATTTTACCAAATACCCACATTTTATTTTAGACATTTTCAATAAACAAACGAAAGAATTTATCGTATATTTATCATTGTGTCTGCGTTGCCGGTGGTTGAGGTTGTCCTTGAACAGCCTGTCCTTGTGCCTGCTGTATTAATTGTTGAGCTTGTGGATTCCCCTGTTGTGCGGCCTGAATAACTTGCGCCGGTATCCCTCCTTGTCCTCCTTGCTGTACCTGTTGGGCCTGTTGTTTAAGTTTATCAATCGCCTGCATTATTTTTTCCGCATAAGGCATGTCTGTAACTTGTAGATAAGCTTCAATGGGAATAAGTTTGTCCATAACAAACTGACTAAGTTGGCTCTCCATCGCCTGTCTGTAAGTGGGAGAATCAAATCCATGACTCATAACTATATTATAATCAAAATTTTGAACCTGTTCAGCCTTAAATATTTTTGCTTCGTCTGTAAAATCCTTGCCTGCGGTTGCTATAAATTGGTCTTGTGTGTAATACTGTTTAATGAGCTTTACTGTCTTGAGATCACATTGACATAAAAAATTTGCAAATACTTGCATTATGTCTATCGTATTCAAGCTCGCATTGGCGGCTTCTTGTTCATAAAGAGCAGCAGGTGTTCCCGCTGGTGCTTGTTGTCCCATTATTGGACCTTGTATTCCGGAAATTTGTTGAAGCGCCTTCATTTCCAAATTAAGCATTTCGGATATACCGGCGGGTATAGATGCTCCCGATACTGATTGTGGGGCTGGTGATCCGGCTTTAGGAGTATAGACTATTACTCCGCCAAGTTGCGCCCAATCATCTGCGAATTGTTCCGGAGAACTATTTTTTGGTATCGCTGTCTCCGGAACGAGTAGAGTATTTTTTGATGACGTGAGTATTACTCCATCTATCATATTGAACATCTTGTCGATCTGGCGCTGAATATCAATTAAGTCCTCCATCCATCCACGGACCTCCCCATCAATTAATGGATGAAGTGTTAATACGTAGGGATGAGAAGCGTGTTCATAGAAAGTCTCTCCTTCTGCCAAGACATGACCCGTAGGAGCCATTATCTTATAAGACCAGAACTGATCTCTTTTTTCTTCCCATGTAATCAGATTTTCCTTTATCTCATCATCGGTCATACCTGCAGCTTTGCCTTTTTCTGCTCTTTGTTTATTTTCTGCATCTAGTTTTTTCTTTTCACTCATTGGATAAGCGCCATAACTTTCCGGATCTAGGGGATCATGGACACATCTTAATCTCCAATCAGACTTTATCTCCCAAATCTCAAAGACACGACATTTATTAACAAGTGTCGGATAAAAGAAACTTAGGTTATCATATTGAATATTTGATAGAAAATTTATATTATTCCAATATCCCGGAAGGTTGGCTGCTGTAGAATAAATCTGCTTTATATTTTCCTCATCCTCTTTTGTCTTGGCAAACAAAGAGAGAACATCGTCAATATAAATATCATAAAATTCACCAATTCTCCGAATGTCCTTCATTCTAATATCCGTAACATCGGTATTGAAAAACATTTTATTGATATTCACGTTATCGTACTGAATGACATTTCTGTGTTGGGTATGGTCATATACCCATTTTATTTTCCTGCATGGAGCACCAGAAAGAAGAAAGGTAGCTAGCGCCTGAGCATTCATTTCAACGCCTTGGTTTGCTTCATGGACTGCCTGAAGTGCGTTGGCGACCATCTCTGCTTCCATTTTCCCTTCCTGTGCCCTGGAACTGACAATGGGTTTCGGCGGATTCTTTCTGAATTGACCCTTAATGTTTTTCTCAATAGAAGCCAAGAAATTGTTGGTAACAAGATTCCTTCCACGACGACGCATGTATTCTCTTTTCGTTGGCATGTCCTGCTCTATCTCGTCATATATCTTTTCATCACCCTGTTTGCCAAATCGAAAGTCACGATTTATACGATAGCGTTCACGTAAATCTTCCATGGCAAGATAGTCTGACCAACAGCGCTCAAGTTGCCTGATGTTGTCCCCCAATACCTGATTAGAGTTATTGACAAGAGATTGATTAAATACTACATTTGATACGGCTACACTTGCCTGATTAATGGGTATTTTTGGTTTCTTGGGACTTGCATTATATTTCATGGTTTGTGTTTTTTAAGTTCGTTATCTGCTGCATCATCCGCTTCTTTTATCATCTGTAAATAATTATGAATCCTGTCGGCACGTTCTTTTTTGAGTTGTATCTTGTTTTCTTGTGTCTCATCCGCGGTTATCAAATCTTTATTGGATTCATCAACCTTATTTTCTAGTTTAGATACTTTCCTTTCATGTTTCTCGATATTATCCATAAATTTATATCTCAGATATAGCCTTGCGGTTTCTGGATGACTCATGTAGTTAGCGATCTCTGCTGGTGTGCTAATCGAATAATTCTGCTTGGCTGCTGCATTTTCTTCACGTAGCTTATTGAACTCTTGCATATCTGCATCTCCATAAGTATTGCGATAGAAACGATTGAAAATAGGTATGTCGTTTATTTCGAATCCTGCCTTTTCAAAAGGAGCATCTTTTCCACTAACAATATTCGTACCGGCAGCAACTGCATGAGTTGTTGTTTTATATAACTGGTTGAAAAATTGACCAAGCCCACCTGTGTAATATTGTAGAAAGTATTCCACTTTTGATGGATTCCAATCGGCAATTTTCCAAACATTTTCTTGAATACCCCTAAGTTCAGATCTTTGATTTACCAAAGTATGTTTATTTGGATTTCCTCCCGCAACATAAAATGAAAAATCCGTCATCCCTTTAATAAGGGGGTTTACGTTTTCTTTGCCAAGCGACGATGAGGGTAATACTTTTTCAAGTGCTTGTGAGAATGGTTCTCTGGTGATCGTGTGTTGGGCATAGTCTTCATTAGACCAAAGATCATGAATGCCCATTCCGTATCCTGGAATAAGTGGACGACAAGAAAAATCACCTTTTCTATCTACAAAACCTCCGACATCTACCGGAGCAAAAGCATTAGTAAATCCATTTAGTGCTTGTCCTATTCCTGTTCCAAGTTCTGTCTGTCCTGATACTATCTCATATAATCCCGCCCCAAGCCCATACCAGTTTCTGAAATAGAATCCAATTGGAATAGAGACATGATGACCCTCGTTCATTGTGGGGATAATCATATTGTTATGCTTGACATACGGACTTATCTTTTCGTAATACGGTTTTCCATCGACCGGATCTATATTCCCAATGGTAGAATTTACCCAGGCAGTGAAATATCCCACTACCATCCATCCCAGAGCATCGACACCCATGGCCTTACGTCTCTGATTACGCTGTTTATTTGATTTGCCTTCCTCGTATTCACCTTTTTCATTTGTGTAAGGAAAATCATATTCATGGCCCACGCCAGACATTCGTAATGCATGATCGGCTCCCTGTATGGATGGGTTAAAAAACATATAATTTGCACCAAGTATTTTTCCAAGCGTTCCCTTGGTGTCGAAGTTTGAAGTCACATCTTTAGCGTCTTTTATGGCCGTTAACACACTGCGTCCTTTTTCAATAGAAGTAACAAAGGTCGCGAACCTAGCTGTCTGTTCTGAAAAAGATGATAGTTTTTCAAATGTTTCTTTTGACCATCTCAATGCTGAGGATTGTCCGATTTTATCCAATATCCCATTTGTACCAGTATATCGTTTATATACATTCGCTAAATCCTTTTCGATTGCTGATATTTTCTGTGCATTTACAAAACCTGTTGGACCGCCATTATCTGTATAGAGTTTATATAAGGCATGGTCAGGATTCGTGGATGGATCAAAATGCTTACCAAAAGAATCTTTGATTGTTGCCAGCGCCCTACCCATGTTCTTTGCATACGCCCATCCTTGGTTATTAAATAAGGCATTCGCCTGCCATGCATATTGAAGATCACGAAGGAGATTGGGAATTTGAAAGGCAAGGTTCCATCCTGTTGCCGAACGGCTCAACCAACCGGTAGTCCTACCAAGAAACTTACTCGGAGCATCTAATAGTTTTGCTAAGGATATCGTTTGGATATTGTTTTTATTTAAAGCATTTGCAACCTCAACTAATGATCCCATTTTTTCATTACCAAAAACCAATCTTACCTTATTGCCATTAATCATTACAGGCACCTCATGTTGTTTTGCTACTTCTGCTGGCCTTAATCGCTTGTGTTCGGCAAATAGTTTCAATGCAGCGCGACCTGATTTAAGCAACTCTGCTTTTGGTTTTTCGTAAGTTTCCTCTATTGATTCATTCCCATCCTCATCCTTCGTTTTGATATAATAAACTTCTCTGGGTTCTACTATCCCCTTGAGTAAAGGCTTGCCTTCCTTGGTTAATTGATTTGCTTCAACAAAATGCAACATTGACTGATTGTAGGTGTTCTTTACACCATAAGCAATTGTGCACTGAGCCATATTTATCATTTGCGCAATTGGGTCTGCGGATTGTGATTCTCTCCCTTTGGCCTTTTGTAATCCATTAAAAGCGCCACCCATTTGCGTATTCTGATAATCGAATAATTCGGATTGATCATCCTTCCAGCCACGTTGTGGAACATAGTCTTTCCAGGATGCTTTTATCTTCTGACCATCACTTATTGAAAGCATTCCGAACTCCACATTCATGTCAATATTTTTGTCCGTCAAATCCCTCCATTGGTCCCAAAACTTTTCAATAGTTTTTTTATCAACCTTGGATTCTAAATCATTAATTATTCTCTGGGCAAAATCATCGGTCAGTGGGTTGTTTCCAATACTCCCAGCGTACACTTTTGGTTCGGTATCTTTATTTTGTATTCGTTTAAATTTATTTCTTCCAATAGCATCCTTTGCCCTCATGTATTCTTGCAATTTTTGTTCATCAACCCCAGCTTCATGTGCTGTTTTCATTGCTATGTCAAGGAACGGCTCGATAAAGTCAGTCTTTAATTCTTTATCTTTCGACATCATGATTGATGCAGCACTATTAGCTTTCGCCCACACATCCATATCATCAGTTATTTTACCACCAGCCCTAACTACATCAAACATAAATTTCTTTACTGGCAGCATGGTATCCTGCACGGCTTCTCTTATTGCTTCTTCGATACTCAAATATCTGCGATTACCCATATGATCCTTTAGATATTCGTTCATAAGTTGATCGGGATCTTCCTCGTTTTTAAAAAACGCATTTACCGGAGAAACATAATTTTTCTTTTCGACAGGTTCATTGAGTTTTGATTTGATCTCAGAAATAATATCTTCTGCTCCTTTTGCTGTAGGTATCTCGATAGAATTTGTTTGTCCATTATCATGGTGAACATCAATAAATATCCGTGAGCGATAATCTCCCAAGGCTTCTCCGATGAGTTTTAATTGTTCGTCTGTTGGATGTTGGTTCATTTCAACCATACCATCACCCGCGGAGATTCTTATTGCTCCGTCATGAATGAATCTTTCAAGGTAAGTTCTGGCCTCATCATATTTATCATGAGACTGATCTTCCAATGGCTTTGCTTCAAAGTCAGCAAATGCTTTAGCAATATTGATATGCTCTAATCTTCTGCCGTCTTTTACAAAGTTCAGCATCCGGCCATCGGGCAAGATGAATCCTGCGTTTCGAATGTTCTTTGTCAACCCAAAGATACTGACTGCCTTTTCTATACCTTCGCTGAGGTACCTTTGTTCTGGTTCCCCAAGTCTGTATCCTTTTATTACAGGCCTTATTTGCACAGGCGATTGAAAAATTACACTGTTATATGATTGGTTTATTTTAGTGTCGATAATATCTATTAATCCATCGGAAAGACTTCTTTGTTCTTTTAATAAAGATGTGGTTTTAATGCTTCCGTCATGAACGATAGCGTAATGCTTAGCGGCATATAGGCCTGCATTTTTAACATGCTCGTTTATCTCATTAATTAGTAGCGTTATGTCAGAATTCAACAGGGGAATATATCCAGCCACCTTGAGTTGTGAATTCAACATAATTATTGCTGAGGGGAGTTGTTTTTCTGTCAAAAGACGCTTAGCGAATTGCGTCATTAAAATTACATCATTCACCTTGGGGGTTGGCAATATTAATTTATCAACTGGTTCTTTATATTCTTTTTCTTCAAATTCACCGTTAGCGTATATAATAGTAAACTTATTATGATCTATGATGATATGTCCCTTAAATTCAGATCCAGAAGTAAGTTGTGCGGCAATATTCTTTGTGGCGCGAATATCTTCGCCTGACGGCAGATGATTACCAGAAGGATGGTTGTGTAATAAATATACATCCGCATTCAGTTCTTTTGCCATTCTTGCTATTTGAATAAAATTATCATCATGAGTATCGTCAATCTTTGATCCCAAGCTTGTTGCCGAAGGAATACCTAATGTCTCAGAATGATTTGCAATTATCTTGCCTGACTTATCAACAAAAACAACATGCCCTTTTTCGATATAAGGTGATCGTTGTAAGGAAAATAATTGAGCTATATCCCTAGGAAATTTGATAACCTGACCAGCGAAGGAAATATGAAGTGATTCAGCGAAACCTTGAATAATGTGATTTTCGGGTATTTCCGTTGACGATTGGTCCGGAATGTTATATCTCCCCACAAAGTCAAATGATAGCTGTTTTCCGGCACCCATTGTATTTTTGGGTTTAGATTCCATAACAGCTTCGTCAATGGCCTTTTGGAAATATTCCTGTAAAAAACTCTTGCTTCCATAAGATTTATTTATGTTGTCCGAGTCTTGTAATTTATTAACCGCATCATTTAATACTTGAACAAAGATATCATCTTTTTGTGAATATTCAACGTTTGGTTCTAATAATTGCACATGATCGATGGATAAATCTGAATTATCCGGGACTACATATTCGGTATCATCCCCTTCGGTTCTTTTCCATCCTTTTATTCCCGCTTCCCTAAGTATTTCATTTACCGTACTGTCGTCTGAGAAATGTGATAGATTATTGTATATTTGCCCAAAATTTGAATTTTTTAGTGCAATGATATTTGGTAAGAATTTATGAGCAATAGGATTATCCTGCGCCGTCTTTAATAGATTGTCATAAATACTTATGGGTAGCTTCTTATCCCAATCGGGCAGTATAGTCTTTGATGGATCCGTCCCTTTGAATAATCTATATTGTAATTGTCCCGCATTTTTGTGTGCCACAAAGTACAATCCGGTTCCTGCATGTTTCTTTTCAATCTGATTAAGTCCACCAAATCCCAACTTTTCAAAACCCGTTGGCTGCGGATCGGACATATTCCCATTATCAACTTCTTGCATTAGGTATTTTATGCCTTCGGACAGCATCAGGCTTGCTTGTTCCTGACTTTTAGCTTTAATAAATAACTGAGGTTTCCCAAATCTTATTCCCCTGTCAAACCATCCACCGGGCTGCGTGAAGTCCGCACGAATATAAATGGCAACCTGTGTTCCTTTTAATGTAGGATATTTATCAAGTGTTGTGGGTTCGATAGCTTGATTCAGATTTCCTAAAAATGTCGAACCAGTCAATCCAGCATTTATTTTATAGTGGTATGGCTGAATGGAATTTAAAATTGTTTCCCTCGGATGTAAGTATTGAATACCACCCATCGGATTAGTAACCTTATCCAGTGGATGCTCCCACCTGCCTACTGGTTGCATAAATGTGGGTAATGGCTTTACTTCCTGTTCCTTTTCTTCAGGAAGCGTACTTTCTTCCTCATTCTTAAACATCGACTGTTCGCCCAGTCCGGTCTCCAACATTGCCGGGGTCATCTCGACTGAATGAAGCGTAACTCCATTTGGAAGGGTGTGTTTTCCTACAACGCCGCCCATTGGCTTAATGTATTTGACTATCCATGAAGGTTCGATCTTGTCATAATAACCAACCATTCCAGGAGCCTGCGTTTTTATATCATCACCTACGAGTTCATAATTACCAGCACCATTGATTTCACTGGAAAGCAATTTATTTGCAGCATCCTTACCTATATAATCTGCAATTTTTTCAGGGACAACGCCTTGTTCTTTTAATACCTGTTGAGTTCCTTTTCGTGCAGACAATTGTTTAATTAATGGGTCATAATGAATAGAGTCCACCTGCTTGCTCAAATCATACCGTTCCGCCTGCTGTTCCCCTGTTGGCCAGCAAATTCTATCAAATCCATTCTCGGCAGCATAACGAAGCATTCTCTTAAATGCCAATCCCGTTATCTGTTCGGTGTTTTTAAATGGCATATCGGGAGCGGGGTTTAATCCAAGCTTTTTGTTTTCTTCGGCCAATTCCTTATCTCTTTTTTCAAGTTCGAAAAGTCTGGCTGTTTCCTTCTGTGTTAATTCCGTTCCTTCCCTAGATTTCTTCTGAAGCGGAATCATTTCATTCTCTACGGTGGTCCATTCATCATGTAGTTTCTTTCTGATTGCCTTGGATTCATCAGAATTAAACCCTTCCTTTCTCCCCTTCTGTTGCCAATCACTCTGTGTTTCTTCTTTCACTAAAGATTTCGTTCCGTCCGGTTCATCAAATTCCTGAGAGCGGATGTGGGCTACTACGTTGGGTTCGTCCCAATGAGAAGATTTAAAGTTTTCTTTTTTTGATATATCAGTCCCGGGTTCTTTTAGATATTCGCTATATGATTCTTTTGCTCTTTCTTCTGAGCCGAAAACAACGCCATTTCTTGCTGAATCATTTTTGTATTCCTCAAATGTCATGGGCTTGCTGGGCATCGTCAGTAACCATTCCTTGTAGTTCTTGCCGCCGGGAAGGACGTAACCTTTAAACTTCGTATTGTCCGTTGATCCTATCTGAAGTCTGTCATTTATAGTATTAAATTCTTTGGATTCTTCTGGTGTGAATCTGCGTTTTTGACGTAGTTCTGTAAGCTCATTTATTCTGTCAAGATCATTTTGTGATACCTTGGCTTGCTCTTTAACCACCTCCTTCAACTCCACCTTATTCTCATTGACAAATTTTGTCAAATCAGATTTTGTCAACTTGGGATTCTCTTTTAAGAATTCAGGCAGTCCCATCCAGTCCATTTCGGATTGTTTGGCTCCGTTCTTTAAAAGCATTGCCATCCATTGTTCGGATGTGGCTTTCTCCTGTTGAATCTTATCAATGGCGCGGAGGGTGTTGGAGTAGAAGACTTCGGTAGATTCGTTTTTAAAAAGAGATTGATCTTTAAAATATATTTTCTTTGCCTTAAAACCACGCTCTGCATCTTTTACAAAATAGTGATGAAATTCGCTTGTTGTGTCATCTGTAGGTATCGACCCTCTTTTTAATGCGGAAATAAAACCACGAGATACATAGATATTGTCATCTTGAAAATCTTCATTCTTTAATGAAAATTGATTTTCTATTTTATGAATCTCAGTGCCTCTGTGAAAAATAGGAGTACCAATTTCTTCTACCTTAAACAATACCCACTGGTCCCCGGCAGTCCTCTTAATCCCCTCGATGAGTTTGTGGTTGCGGATGATCTCGGCTTCGACTCGTGCCTTATCTGCCTCAAATGGATCAAGGATTCTCTTGATGTTTTCAATATCAATGTCAGGATTGACATCAAACATACTTTGCTGAACGGCTTTCTTTCCCTCGAAACCAGCAAGTGATTGTTGAGTCTGTGTGCGATTTGCTATCTCATTTATTTTGGCTTGCTTATCCCTGGCAATCTGCTTGATCTTATCTTTGAGATTCTGAATATTCGCTTCAGCTTCCTTAATTCGCCTTTGATCCGATACTAAAATGCCTTTCTTTTCAATTTTATTATTATCAACCATGGGAGAAACGTTTGTATTCTCGCTCTCCTGTATTCCGGGCCTCCCACCTTCAGATAATCTATTTCCATTTTGAATAGTGCTTCTTCCGGACTCGGCCATTCCATTTCCCATAGCTTCCAATCCATTATCATCCCGTCCCGGTACACTGCTAAATAGATCGGGCTGATCTTCTTCAGTAGTTTTATTAATATCTTCATTTTTGAATGTGGTTTCGGAATTGGTTAAATGATAATTGAATGCTGCATGAACTATCTTTTTGAGATCCTCGTAAGCTAAAGGTATGTCTTTCCCGAATATTTTCCTAATTGTCTCCCGTAAATTTCTTAAGAATTGAATCCATGCTTTTGCTTCTGGCTTGGTAAAGTTTAGCTCGCCTTCCATGTGCATCTTTTCGGCTATATGGGTAAGATATTCTTCGCCCAATTGCCATTTTTCTGCCTTGGGATATAAACGTTTCAGTCTATCGAATGCTGCTTTATCGTTATTCTCAGCGTAATCAAATACCTTTTCGCATAATTGTTTGATGTCTGCCTCTGGCAGTATTCCCCTCAGTCCATAGTGCATCCCAACCTCGTGCACATATAGATATTTTGAGTATTCTGACACTGATAATCCAAGGTCTTTTCTTTCCTTAGAATTTATTATCTTGTCTGTAATAAATTCAGCAGTTCTTATTCCATGAAAATAACCCCCTGAATAACTCGTATTGGGTTTAAATAATCTATCTTCAAAAGAATGAACAAGTATTTCAGGTCTGTTCTCGGAGAACTGATCCAATGCATTAAACATACTTGTTATGTTCTCAACCTCATTGTCTGTTGGCTTGGGATCAATGAAAGTTTTTGACGGAACAATTTCTTCTTCCTCATTCTTGAACGGAACTTCAATATCTTCGATTAGGTTTGGCGATATATCAGACAATGCATTAAGATCGCCCATGGAGTCCATCCATTCATCAACAGGTATGTTTCTCTTTTCGGCCCTTATAGTGTTTCCGTCAAATTGTCTTTTCAATTCATCAAGCGCCTTATTGGATGCAACAGATTTCTTTCCCTTGGTTATGTCTCTGGTAGCTTGCTCTCCTCCGACATTTGAAACTCCCCAAAACTTTCCACGAGGATCTGTTAATAACGTGTTAACAAACTCCACAAATTTAGGATCATCATATTCTTTCAAGCTTGGGTGAGATTCAATCTCAGTTCTTGCAGTCTTAACAACATCTCGTCTGACAGGTTTTCTTGAATACTTGTCGATGAGAAAGGAATCTCCGTCCGTGTCTGTCGTGATCTCGTATTTGTTTCTAAGGTCTTCGTCTCCATTTAATATACTATTGGCTGATTTCAGCTCTCCTTTTCTTGTCTTACTATTTTTGGCATATTCATTCGCAGACTGAATCCTATCCATAACCCTGTTTTTTGTAGTCACAGGCACCGTGGCAGACTCCTTGCCCATTATCATTGATGGTTTTACATAGGTCAACGGCTTCTTGGTCAGTCTTGGATGTTGAACAAACTCAGCAAATTCCTCATTGGTCATTGTGGTTGTTGCTCCATGTCCAACCCAGTCAATAGAATAATTCTCACGGTAGGCATGTTCAGCTGCAGCCTGATATTTAAATCCGATCATGGCTTTGTACTCGTCAAATTCTCCGGAAGGGTCAACCTGATCAATAATATAGGTGTTCTTTGAAGCTAAATCGGGACCAAGGAAAACATCAATATGTTCGCCGGTACGATCTTTCGTTCCAAGAATATACCCATAAGGATTCTTCATTTCGGTTTTCCATTCCCTGCCTTGGGGGTCGGTTCCGGTTCTGACTGATCCGCGCGGGTTCTCAATAGAAATAGTCAACCCATTAATGTTCATCTTGCCTTTCGGGTAGTTGCCTGCTTCGATCTGTGCCTTGGAAGGATTCATCTCTGTTTCCTTTTCGGCTTGATCTAATTTCTTTTGAAGTTTTACTTCTTCAGGTGTTTGAAATATTCGACCTGTTCTAGTCTCTTCTTCGCCTGTCCCTTTGATAGGTTCGGTGCTGATAGGTTCTTGCCCTTTTCCGATACTACCTTGTATCCCTGACTTGTTTTTACTAACATTTGATTCTGGTTTTAATTCATCATGTTTTCTTTCCTCTTGCCTTCTGCTATATTCTTCCGGATTTTCTTTTTTAAGTTTCTCCATTTCGGCATCCGCTTCCGCCCAATCATTTTTTCGGGGAGTATTTCGAAACTCTTCAGCATCTTTGGCAATCTTCTCTCGCGGTTCAATATCAGCGGGAGAGCCAGCACCTTGTTCAACCGGGTGCTGTACTCCAGATACATTTTCCTGAACAGGAGTAGTAATCTGTCCGCCTTCGGGAGGTGAACCCTGGTTCCCCTGAGTTCCAACCTCTTTTTCTTTTGATAATATTTGCCAACCTGGAGTCATTTTGTTTCCAGTATTAACTTTCTTTAGTTCTAATACGAAATCGTCACCAATTTGCTCATTTAACTTATCAATTGCAACTTTAGCCTCCGAGAACGTCATCATTTGTGAAAGCGATTCCCCCTTATTTTGTGTAGGAGTGAAAGTTGCTGCATTCTTATCTTCATATTGCACAACTACTGGTTGCGGTTGTGCCTGTACTTGTTGTTGCGCTTGCTGTTCGACTTGGTTCTGTGTGGCTTCATCAATGTTCGGAGGGATGATTTGATCGTAATCCTTAGGATCAATATCAATTGAATTCTGACCTTCTACTGCAATTTTAATCCTTCCGTTCTGAATCTTCCGTATTCTTCCTTCCCTGCCACCAGAGAGCTGTATCATGTCGCCCGCCTGTAGTTTGTTTACATAAAATTCGGTTAATTGATCTTTGATTTTATCAACAGGATATGCTTGTTGCATGTTGGCAACTTCTTTTTGAATATATTCATCTTTGGTGAACTCACTAACAGGTGTTAGTTTATCATTCAGAATCATTTTTTTCTTTCCCTCGATAGGGTCATATACTATAGATGTCTCGTCATTTAATGCACTAATCACATGAACGGGATTGCCTTCTATGTCTGTAGCTGTCTTAACTGTACCGGTGGCCTTGTCAGCATTTTGATTATAATTATCATTGGCTTTTTGATTATATCTGTTATTCCATGCTGTTTTTTCCGCATCTTCGAGTCTTAGTTGTCCGTTCGCCAATGTTTCTTTTATCCGTGCAGCGTCTTCTTTGGTTATCCTAACCGTGTTATTTAACTGATCCATAGAAACTGACCCAATAGATCCATCACTATTCACTATCTGAACTGGGACGTTTCTTTTAACATTGGCTTGTTCGTCACCTTCAAGCGATTCCCATGTTTTCCCATATAGTTTTTGAGAAATATTATCAACAATTTTATTCATGTTGGGATTACCCAACACAGCAACAACACTTCCATCATCGGTCCTTGTGCCAAGATTATACCCGAATTTGTCAAAGTTTTCCTGTATGTTTTTAGGGAAACCTTTCATTGCGCCAACACCACCCATAAATCCACCCATCAGCATCATGGGAAGTGCACTCGTGGCGAATATTTTCCCATAGTTTTTCCAATCATCAATCTTACCTGTGGGTAGCTCGTTAATAAATTTAGTCGATGCTGCTAGCCCCCCCATGGTCAGACCGGCATTAATGCCATTTTTCAGTGCGGCGTCAGCAATATTCTTAAGCATATTTGGTGCTTCGGGAGCTGATGTAAGAAATTTAGATATGGCATAATCTGCAATTTCGGGATCAAGCTTCATTAATTGTGTTGCCGCAAAATCAGAAAGATATTTTCCCTGCATGGACTGGGCAAGCTTCCCTCCCCATTGGCTCATAAATATTTGATTTAGTGCCCCTGACATTAATACCGCCCCTCCTTTTAGATATGGATTAATGTCCTCCCCTGTTTGTTTCTGATAATCATCAAGATTCTTAAGCGTTCCGCCCATTTGGTCCGCGGTCATTGTTCCAATCATACCTTGAGTCAATGCCCGACCTACAGTTCCAGATATTCCACCTATACCTTCACCTACCCCACCAACCGCAAATAAAGCTATAGGAAGTATCTGTTTTACAGCCTCCGCCCATCCCGTTGTGTTTTCCCCCTGCTGCATCCACCGTGCTCCCGTTGTTTGCATTTTGTTGCCAAGGTCGTCTTGGTTTAACGTGGAAATTTGTCCAAGAACTTCGGGTGTTGTCTTATTAGTACTTGGCGTTTCTGCTGGCAGGAATAATCCTCCGCTCATTCCTCCAAGACTGCCGATATTTTCAGCTCCTGTCTTGTAATCAGGAGAAATCAGCTCACCAATACCTTTATACAACTCCTTTTCGGACCGTAAGCGATTGTCTTCGGTCTTTAAATCCATGTAGGTTCTTTTGTTCCATGGATGATCAATATACTTTTGATCCTCATCAATCCCCTTCATTAATGCAGCTTCTTGTGGAGTACCTTTTAAAATAGACGATAAATTATTCAGCTCTTCTTTGGCTGATTCAAGATAATTTATCTTCTTATCCATGTCGTTAATAAACGAGCCATTAGTAATTGTCTGATTCTTATCTAACCAATTATTTGAAAATGCATTATGTTGATTTTCAACATCTTTCGATTTGTTAAAATAGTCCTCCGGATTGTCTCCCAAATCCTCAAATTTAACTCCTTGGGTTTCTAGTGTTTTTTTAAGACACTCAAGCTTAGCTTGACCTGAAAGATTTTTTACTGCTTCACCTGCTCCATAAAGTATTGGTCCTACAGTACTTTTTCCAAAAGCTTCTACTCCCTGCAGGGGGGTTGTTAATGACTTGATTTCTTTGGGTTGTTTATACGAGGGATCCATCCATTCCGCTGCTTGCTCTGAGGCAATATTCGGGAGATTTGCGGCTTGATTAAATTCATTACCAACAACATCTGATCTGTCTTTATTTGTTATTGCCCAAGAAGGAAGCTTATTCTCTATTTCAGGACCTGATGCACCTTGGTCTATTTGGCTATTTTGTTTATTTTCCCCAATGCTTGCCGAACCGCCAACTTCTTTTCCTTTGGGAGAATAACCGTATTCTTCATCAATAAGCTGGTCGTCTGTTTTTGGAACAGAAGTATCAGCCTCTGGGTCTTTAACCTGAGAATTGTATAAAGAATCAAACTGCGCGAGTTCTTCCGGAGTAAAAGGCATGTTTACTTTTGTATAAGCGGTTTCGATTTATTTTCCACCCATTGGTTAGTAAGTTGTTTGGCATCTATGGCGGAATATCCTTGATCCCTTAGTTGCTTAAACATATCCTTACTTGTCAGTCCTTTATTTGCCTTTTCTATGCCGGCAACATCCTGGAATGCTTTTCTAATGTTGGGTTTTATATCTGTCGAAACCTGATTGCCTTCTTTTGGATTGTTCCCCATGGGATTAAACGATTTGCTCCACCAATCACTCGCTGCCTCTGTCGCTGTTTTATCCGGCGCGGGCGTGGGATAGTTGCTTGCGTTTTTCCCTGGGGCTTCCGCTCCAAGATTAAACTGTGGAAAATATTGTTTCGAGAAAGTCCTCATGTGATTGAGTATCTCTGGGAATTCTTTTGCGTGTGCTGCTACAAAATCCTTCAATGCCACCTGGTTGCCAAAGTCTCCAGTCTCTGCATTGAATTGTAGCAGTTTAGCTGTTGCATCCTTCTTGTCTGGATTTGCTGAAATATAAGCATTAAACAATGCATGGGTGTCTCCTTCCGTCAATCCTATTTTTTGGTCAGGACTGTCGGGATCATTGATATCAAAATACGGCTTATGGGTCCCCGCTCTTTGGCTCATTTGTTTTGCCAATCTTTCATCCACTGCCTTTTGCCGTGCAGCTAATGCTCTATTCTTAAAATCTAAATCTTCTGCATGTCTGGTATTACGTCCAGCCTCTAAATCTAAAGCATGATCGGTTTTCCCTTGCTTGACTCCAAGATTCTTATTGGCAATGTCTTCCTGAGTTTCATTTCTATTTTCGGCCAATTTATTCTTGGTCCAATCTTGTAAACCTTCCTTATGCAAATTCTCAAGTTCCTTAAGATAATTACCCGACTCTTTGGCGTAGTTGTTTTGTAGATCACGATTTCTTGCCATTGCCCTCAAGATTGAGTCATCTTCCTGCGTCTTTTCTACCGGAGCGCCACCATAAGACTGAGCGATACCTCCGAGGGCACCCAGGGCATTCCCAAGCGCTTGAATACGCGCCGATTTTTTATTTGCGTTGATCTCGTCAACTGGATATTTGGGTTTTTGAGCAATAATCAGATCCCTCAATGCTTCGTAGTCTGGAGGTTGCTGATATGCTTTGGTGGTTGTGGCTGCGACATGCATGCCAGATTGACCTAGTTGTGGTTGAATAGGCGTCTGTGTTTTCTCTGTCCCGGGTGTTTGTAAATCGGGATCAGGTTGAACAGCCTTTACTGGAGGTGTGTTATTTATGTCGTTATCTGCCATTATTCCTTTGTTGCGGGTGCGCTTGAAGATTTATTGTACCAACTTGATACTCCACCTAATTTATTAAAGACAGACTGTCCCTCCGGAACATGTTCCGTAACCTCATTGTTTTTTTCTGGAGTTGCCTCTGCTTGTTTCATTGAATAATCCTTTATGTCGCCCGTATTATCTCTCTCGAAATCATAAGATGTGCCTGCAGATGTAGGCTTCCATGCTTTTTTTGCGATATTGAAATCTACAACTCCATCCGCATTGACGAACTTTTTTCCCACATTAGGAAACTTATCTTTAAACTCTGAGCGTAGATCCTGTCTTTGCCTTAAGGTATCATCATCCATTGAATCATCCGCAAATACTATTTTGTGTCTCCCATTATCATTGAGCCAACTCACAGCCATGGGAATCTCTCCTTGGTTGCTAGGCGTTGCTTTTGTTGTCGAAATATTTTCTAATGGGTGACTTTTACCTGGTTCTGCCATATTGTTTTAGTTTTAACCTATTACTTTCTCTCCCATATCAGCCATGATATTAAACCCACCTCCATTATCAGAATTGCCCTTATTGGACAATGAGGAATCATTTTGGAAAATGCTTCCTGGCTTCGTTCCTCCACTTCCGGAAAAAGCGCTACTCACATCCTTCCCCGCTCCACTAAAATTAGCCATTGCGTTATTTATGGATTGCTGTTGTTGAGTCCATAAGTTCTGTTGCTGTTGATCGAGCGGCATTTGTTGATTAAGATATTGATTACGTATACCCTGTTTGTATGATTGTCCGCTTGCCGCCAAGCTACCATAAGCATTCGCTATCTGTCCCTCCATACCTGTTTTTTGTGCTATCTTGGATTCATCAGACGCACCGGTTATTGCTCCGGTTCCTGCGGATTGCAAATTTGCCTCCTTAACACTATTCTCAAGACCGGTCTGTAAAGCTTTGCCTTGAGCTGTGTCAAGAATATCCTTATTGTATTCCGTGTTGTAATAATTCTGATTAGCTAACTCTCTTTGAGAGACAAGTCCTTGTTTTTTTGACTGAATATCAGCTTGTTTTTTCCCTGAAAAGAATCCCGCTACGCCACCAATAAGACCTCCGGCAGCAGCTCCTATCGCAGTTCCTTCAGGACCAACAAAACTCCCTATTTCGGCGCCCATAGCCGCACCCGTTCCTGCTCCTTTTAATGCGCTTCCTGCTTCTGTTGCTCCGGTACCATTTGCCATAAGGATAATTTATGGGCTAAAATTAACTAAGAGTTATTGAAATAAAATAGGAATTATCCATTGATCTATGGGGGATTCCAACATAATTCAAAAATGTTATGTTTAATTTTGCATATTATGAATAAACATTATACGCGCGAAGACAAGATCGCCATACTATGCTTACTGAGGGATCATGATTACAACTATCCCGTTGTGGCTAAATTAACAAAAGTTACTCCTAAAACGCTAAGTGCCTGGAATGATAAATTAGGGGATAAGATTGCTGATGATAATAATCTACCGACTATCATCGCTCATGCCAAAGTCGATATTCAAGTTAAGCGCAACGAGGTGATAGAAAGAGCATTCCCGGTAATCGAGATGATTACTGACCGAATGAAAAAACTTATTCCTAAATGCAAAAGAATGGATCATCTGGCTCAAGCCTATAAGATTCTTAATGAAGCTACTGTCAATCCTGCACATGTCAATATTCAAAATACACAGATAAACATCATTGATCAACTCAATGAGAGACTTAAAAATTAAATAAAATGGGAAAAGGAATAGTTAATTTTAAGGGAACAATGCGAAACTATTCCCATGACAATGTTCCTGATGGAGCCTGTGAGCAAATTATTAACATGCGTTATGAAAAGAATGCGTGGGTTCCGGTAGGACCTAAATCTTTAATTACTTTTCCTACCATACCCGCCAATCTGGTAGGCGGTATTTCTTCTACAAAAAAAATGTGGGGGTGTAATCTTGATACAGGAATGGTACTTGTTATATTTGATTCCTCTACAGGCGTTATCCAGATAATGAAAAATTACCAAGACACTGGTTGGGCGGGTCCGTTTGCGTTAGCTACTTTTTTAGGTAAGACGATAAATATAAAATTTCTCAATAATGTTATTTTAATTTTCGACAATACGGACAAGCAAATCCATTATGCAATATCTTCACCTGATCCCACCATTATTTATTATTATGCAGGCACTATGCAACTGCCAGAGATCGATTTTAACCCCATCAATTATACGTTGGTAGGACCAGGAAGTATCGTCATCAATTACACATCAGTAGATCAACTAGACTGGAATACGGCTTTTAGTGCTGCCCTGTACGCTGACCAAAATGTTAAATACCAGGCAGGATTCATAGAGGGCTCTGTGAGTATTATCTGCGCCTATGAGCTTTTTGACGGAACATATATTTATCATTCTGTCCCCAAGAGATTATTTGTTGGTAATTCTTCAGGGATATTCGATAACTCTCCCGGGTATCCCTATGCGCCTCTAAATCCAAAAATGTTATTATGGTCGAATGGCGCACCAAATACGCTTGGCCTTCAAGGGTATGCTTATGGACAGATTTTGATGGAATTTAATATTGGAGCTAATCTGGCACTGCTGAAATCGAACTATAAAGACATCATTAAAAATATAACTGTTTTTATGACCAAACCACAACCATCTATCTTGCTTGATGATGCGTGGCAAATAGGAGCATCACCAGGAAGCGAACGGGTGCTAAAACATTCTCCTTATTACGATATTAATACGGGACCCACTACTTCTGGTTCTATGATATATCAAGATATTAATTACTATAGAGTTGCAATATATTCACTAGACGATACGAGACTTGCCCTGGGTTCAAATCCATTGCCCGTAGGCGATCTTACGGATATTGCAACCAGGCTAGAGCTTCCGGTTGATAATTTCTCTAGAGTCCAGCTTCACTCAACAGTTTCACAACTTTATAATTCGCGTCTCAATCTAGCTAATATTAATGTTAATTTTCCAAGCATTTTAAATTTTTGGATATCAACGGCAGGAAACCCCACTACTAATATTTATTGGTGCGAGTTTACTATTAATACTGATCAGGGAATATTTGTTGTTAATAGCGCTACCGTGAATTCGACAAATAGTGATGGATCTGTTGATGTTCTTAGTTTTCCTTTTCCTGACTCTAGGTGTTCAAAAATGAGAATAGTTAAGCAAGCAGGAGTAAGTGGTCCCATGTACGCTACCGGTTACTTCAATATGGCTCCTAATAACATTCATAATTTTTCTTATTTTTATGATCCGGCTCAACAGTCTACATTTAATATTCCGGATTCTGCCTTCGCTACCGCAACACTAGGAACCAAAATGTCGTATACTGAACCTACTAGAGTTCAGATTTCGCAAGTTAATAATCCTTTTTATTTCCCCGCAAATCTTTCTTATCATGTTGGTGCTTCCGACATACTGGGACTTGCTGATAATGCCATGCCAGTTGACCTCACCCAATTTGGACAGTATCCAATAATCGTCTTTTCCAAAGACGGAAATTGGGCAATGAATATAGGAACGGGGAATGTTTATATAACAAACATAACACCTCATAGCTCTAAGCCTGCCGTTTCGGGCACGATACTTGCCAGGGTAGAAGACTTTATAATCTATCAATCCATTGAGGGATTAATGATAATGGGGGGTAGGGATTCGAATTGTGCCACTAAAATCCTAGAGACAGGTTTTGGTAATCCGTTAATTAATGACACAATATATCAATCAATCCTTGGTTCGCTACAATTGGTTGGATTGTATTCCTCGGTGACAAACGACGATTTTCTGAATAATTTTATCGCAATCCCATCTAACTTAATTTTAGGTTATAATTTTAAAAAGAGAGAGATAATAATCTCGAACTTGGGTAATCAAAATTATAGTTGGGTTTATTCATTAATATCAAATAGTTGGCAGAAGATATCAGATACTTTTTCTTCATTTATTAATTGCTTTGGATTATGGTATGGCATCAGATCTGGTGATGGTAAGATTGTTGATCTTGCAGTTGAGACACAGAATGCTCCGGTACAAGTAATGATACAGACCGCTCCGGTAAATTTCGGGGACCAAATGTTTAAAAATCTCAAACGTTCTTTATTGAGATGCCGCGTGACTTTAAATAATGGCTGTTTTTTCGGCTTTTATCTTTATCGTAGGCAAATAGATAGTTGGCTGCTCGTTGGTGGAAACGAGACTGCCGGAATCGCAAATATCGTTAACAATTCACCTATACCAAAAGGATCAACAAGCCAAGAATACATATTTATTTTCATTGGCCAATTAACCCAAGGATTTATAACTGGAATCGAATCTGAAATAGAACAGGCTTACACTTCTAAAATACGTTAGTTATATACATACTTAGTACGCAATTGCACATAAGTGCATTGGCCAGCCCTCAAAATGGTATCCACTGAGGCATACCATTCTTCCTGATTAATAAGACCAGTTATGTGACATTGCATTGTTTCGGATTCCCCTAATCCGATCACCAAAGAAACAGACTTTCCGTCCCCGAATCTAGGGACTGAATCACAATTTTCAAAACTTTTATAAGCAATAGAATTACCCAATGAGGAAGTCCCCTTCCATATTACTGCGGAAGAAGCGTAGGAACCTGTTGCCTCAAATATCGAATTCATTGTCTTTCTATTCTGCCAAATACAAACCTGTGCGGTATGATTTTCTTTCTGGCAGCCAGCAATGATAATTGCAATTACGCTGATTAATAAGAGTTTCTTCATATAATTTAATTTTGAATTGTTAATGTTTGCGATAACCAATTAATTCCCTTTTGTGTCACTAATGTTTTAACATGTATGCGTGTTCGCTCGCCAATAATTATTGGCGTTTCAATGCACGTAAAGTAGCCCTGCCCAATAAATCGTTGGTAGGGAATATTATCTTTATCTAAAATATTTTGCTCACGAAGCCTTTTGAAAAGACCATTTCTGCCAACACCAAACTTCAAAACCTTTGCTGCATCTCCAATATCAATGCAGTCACCTGAACTCATTACCTTATCGAATGTCTCTGCCTTGGGCGTGAGTTCTTTTATTTTGATTTCAGCAAGTTCCCTAGCTTCTTCTGCTTGAACAACCATAAGGGCAAGATCCTTTCTGGAAAGTTCTTTTTTGAGGTTGCAGTAATCTTTTTCACATTCAATAAAATAATTACGAGCGAGCATTCCTTGGCTTGTACGTTGCATCATACTCCAATGTTTCGCACACTCAATTGTTAAAACCCAATCAACCATCTGATTTTCAATGCTCACTTTTGAGCAATCAATATCTACGGTAAATCCATAATCTATCATTCTATAAACCCACGTATCAAATCGTGTTTCAATTTGTAGAAATTCATGCAATTCCCTTGCGGAAATAACATTTTTACCGCCCTCTGATTTTTTAACTTTAATCAATTCGTTCATATTATTTATTTTTATTAAAAACCACGAAGCCCGAATCAGTGCTACCAGGCAACTAAAACGGGCTTCTTTTCTATTTGGTTTTATCTTGTTATTGCTGGTAGACAATGAATCAAAAATACAATATTAAAACTCAAAAGTCAAGTAAAAAGTGATTTATTTTACATTGGTGAATAAACAGACTGCCGGGATTTATCATCTAGAGGATTATAAACTTGGCTGATGTCCTGGTTGTGGTAATAATGCAAAATACTTTTAATTGATCTGTGTCCGGTCATCTGCATTGTCTTTGGCAAACTTGCGTTATCAACCAACTTTGTAATGTATTGATGTCTGAAGCTGTGAGGGGTTATTTTCCTGCCGATCTGCGTTTCGGCTTCATGGAGTACATTTCTTATGCTTGTCTCAGAATATTGGCCTCCATTTGGATTTTCAAAAAGATACTCTTTTGGATTAAACCTTTTAAGATATGCCAAGATATATTTTTTCGCTACCTCATGAATCTGAACATCCCGGTTAATTCCATGCTTTAAGGTGTGAATAAAGATTTTGTCATGGATTAAGTCTACTTGAGATAATTTGATATTGAGTAATTCCGATATTCTTATGCCAGTCGAAAATAGAAGTATTGTAAAAGTTTTATGTTTCAGATTACTGATTGATTTCATTACAGATACAAATTCCTCATAGGTCATTACTTGGTGAAATTTCTTTTCAGACTTAATTGGAACAAACCAATTCATTTTGTTTGGCTGTTTCAATACTCGTTCATAAAGAATTTTGGCTGCACTGCAAATCACATTATAATAGGAATCTGAATACCGTTCCCGGAATCCCGAAAAGTATCGTTTCAAATCAAGTTCAGACATTCTATAAACTCGCTCGTTCTCAGAAAGGAATTTATTCTTTACTGATTTGTAGTTTTCTTTTGTTATTTCCGACAGCGGCATGAGTCCTAATTCTATGGCATACCTTTTATTTAACTCTGACAATTCCATATAAAATGATTTTAATTATCAAACACTTACCTTTATTGTAATTAATATATGTTATGTGGCATTAGGCTTCGGTGCATTCATTTCTCGCACCAATTCCATTATCTTCTCCATAACTTTAACAACATATTTTTCACTACATTCGGTTTCTATTTTTACACCAGCCCGAACCAATGGTGCTTCAATTGTAATTTTATATTTATTGTTCATAATAATTAACGCCACATAACAACGTGTATAAAACATTGCCCTTCGTGGTCTTTTTTTAGTTTATATTAATTTTATAATTCTGTTCATTCTATTAAGTTCTGTGTTGGCAACGTTTCATACACGCAGCCGTTAGAGTTCAATCGGATTGCTCGCACTAAGCCCTCCCGCTGCAATCCGAACGAGAAAGCAAAATTAAAATAAATGCCACCCCACTAAAAATAATTAACCTCGTAACTTACTTTCATTCCTTCATCAAAAGAATATAGAGGCGAAGGAAATTCAAACGTAACAATACGTTCTCCTTCAATGGTATCGTTATCTACATACCATATTTCTTTGTCTGGATATTTTTCGCATATAATACGTTTGAATCTCCTTTTGCTAAGATCATTTAATAAATATCCATATCCTTTTTTGATAAGTCGATCTTTAATTATTTCTTCTTTTTTCGCCTCTATATCTGAGGCCTGTTTCATCAATAATTCATTTAATGAGCGTTGTTTATCACCCATCTCCGAAAATAATGATTCTAAATTTTTATCCATATTACCTCCCAAATTTATTTTAATTAAGCATCTTTTCTCTTTGAACTCTAACGATCAGTAGCAACAGCCCATCTACATAGTACCCACGCAATCCGACTGACTCTAACAAGACCTATCAGCGATATATGCGCTGTACTTCGGGGCTGTTTCAGCTTTACTTTATGCGAAGCGCATAAACCGCTGATAGCTCCTGATCGTTAGTCGCAAACCGCTTGCACCCCAATGATGCCCGAAGCGGTCATCCCCTTTAACACACACGGGCGAACAAAACAATGAAATAAAATAAAATTAGTTTTACCACCACACATCGGATTGTACCAATCCGTGAAAATAAGGGCTGCTATCATACAGCCCCTATCAATATTACCTTAATCAATCCTTAAGGTCAACCAATATCCAACTATCAGCCGATACCAGTTCACTCCTGCCATTATTCATGCAGGTTTTTTTTCCATTTAATTGAGCAACTGAATCTATTAAATCTAATAGATTCCCTGATAATTGATCAAGTTTTTCTGTCTTGTCGATAAGGGTTTTTACTCTGTTTTCAAGAAAATACACCCTGTTTTCTAATTTTTCTTTTGTCATACTTTTAATTGTTTTAAATTTATAATAAAGATAATAAAAAAATAAAAATTTCCTTCCCAAAAAACTAATTTAATTTATTTCAAAGTTTCTTTGTTCTTTTGCGACTAATGGCCGAGGCTGAGAGGCGTAATGTAATACGGCTTCTTTCTGTATCATATTACCCTTGCAAGTGGTCAGACGACTAACAGGTCTGTAAACGTAATCGAGCGTATTACAAAAGCCTCAAACTCTCGTCGGGCAAAACAAAACGCCCGACTACGTTTACAGCCTCGGCCATTGGGAAGAATTATGCTCGCACGGCTATCCGCACAAAGCATCCACCTTCCACCACACTCACCAAAAGCAAATTCTTCCCAATGAGTCGGGCATAAGGCCGTCCGCACATTCCATCTATGACTTGCGCCTCCCCGCAAAACTCTCACCAACAAGTCATAAATGAAATAAAATCTATGACTTTTTTCGCCACCACTCACATGATCTATATGAACGTAGTACCCTAAATAACCCAGTACTATTATTAATATAATTTAATACGCAAACACCCTTCTGATATTTGACAACTCTGTCATAATAATCACAGTTTGTACATTTTTTTTCCATATTTATATAATTTACATTTCGCACAAAAGTCATAAATTTTACATTCACTTATGCCCGACTCGTTACCTGCAATGCCTTTCAACACTTGCGATAGTGTCGTGAATAGCCCCGCCATGTGAAAATAATGCAATTCGCTCAACATTAAAGCCTCTATTAACTCCCATTGTGTTACTGTGGTAGCCGAAGGTTATTACAAGTCCATTTGGTTTTAGTATTCTCGGTAGTTCATCTTTAAGTTGGCGAAACGGTGAGGCTTTAATACCTTTGTACATTTCCATACTTTTACGATATGCGTATGGCGGGTCTAACAAAACCGTAGCAAACCTATCTCCATTCCACTCTTTTACAAATTGTAGCGCATCTTTGTTATAGTCTGCCAACGCTTCAATATCAAGGTCGTTTCTTATTTCATCTATATTTAGCTTTGTTTTGCCAGCAAATAAATTAAGCGTCTTGCCTTCGCACGTTTTTTCAGTCCACTCCCTAATAGGTTTGATACTAAACGTCCATCTACTTAATGGGCATTTTATGTAATCGAACAACGGCACAGCAGGTAACACGGTATATAGTGCATTGCTTCCGTTCTCTGTTTTTAGTTTATCCATAATTTTAACTTTTGTATTTCAATTTTAGTTTTGTGATGCAACGCACCATATACCCAATCGTTATACCGCAATCCTTCCCAGCTCACACAATCCACCCCCAAAGTATTGCGGTATAACGGGCGAGCGCATTCGCACACCGCTGTGAAGGACAGCGGATAACACCACATAAAGCAAATTTTATAATCTTAAATTTCACGCACAATCTGTTTTTCATCTATTTCTATCATTGAATCATCATCAAAATCATCTCCATCGTAATACCATGAATTAAACATCCAATGCGCAACGTGCCAAAATGGTTTATCTGACCATTTATAACCTAATACCCAATAATAACCATCTTCTCTTTTCATATATCCAAAATTTAAAATTATAAAACTTGCCTTATGCGCTCGCCCGTTATGTTCAATTAAATATTTTAAAAGTTTTTTGCCCACGCTCTCTTTCAATTTTTTCAAAATTGTGAAAAGGTTAGTTAAACCATCTAATTACTGTTTCGCCTTTAAATCCTTTCTCCCAAACATACCACGCATAGCAATTAGCAGAAGGTGTATTGTATTTCACAAAGTCTGCATTTTTAGCTAACAGCAATCTACTGCTGCTCACATAAACATATTTCGGAGGGTATGCTTTCAAAAATGGTTTTCGCCTTTGTCCTTCTAAAAATTGTATTCGCATAAGCATTACTACTTTACTTCCATCATCTACTAATCTCAATGCGTGTTCGCAAAATTGTTTCGCATCTCCGTATGGTGGGTTGGTAAGTATATCTCCATTCCAAGTTTCTAATTGCTCATACAAGTTTATTCCTGTTTCGCCATATCCTCTATCAATCAAATCACTTGCCCTGCCAAGCAATCCTTTTGCTTCTAACACCTTTGCTAAATGCCCTTCACCACAGGCACACTCCCAAACATTTTTCAATTCTATTTCGGGCAAAAATATTTCTAATGCTTTCGGGTCGGTTGCGTAAAAATCATTTTCTTCTCTTTCTCCGTCAGCGTGAGCAGATGCTCCTAATGTTGTAAAATCTCCTTTTTTCATAATCATTGTTTTAAGTTGTAAATAAATCCCACCGCACCCCTCTCAAAAAAACTTTTAAAATATTTAACTGCCCTTCGCTCGAAAACCCTACGCACCAACATAACACCGTATATACGCTATTCTCCCACCCACAAGCAACGCACAACAGCGCATATACTTTTTCGTTAGGTGCAATATTAAAAAATAGCCCCACCGCACATCGGCTTTTTCAAAGCCGTTTGGATAGCTACATCGTAAGTTACACCATTGTTTTTATAATTCATTCCTATTTCAAATGCTTTTGGTTGTGTTTCTTTTAATCTTATAAATCTATCGTCTTTGTGGCAACCAAATCCACAAATCATACAGCCTGTCTGTGTTTCTCCTTTGTCGTAAATTTCACAATACGGTATTTTGTTTTGTTTTATAAAGTTCCATTTATCTTCATCAGTCCAAATACTTATCGGATAACTTGCAGGTCTATTCACTTCAAAAGCATTGCATCCAGTAGTTAAGTATTTTTGTAGTCTTAATCTGCTTTCATTTACAGAAGTTCCGATAATTGGAAATAGCTTATTTTCTTTTTCATACTTGTATGCAGGTCGCTTCTTTAAGTGGTAACAGCATTTTTCTGAAATATCAAATGGTGTATTTATTAAGTGTTGCCATTTATTTGATATTTTGCCCTGATTTCCTTTTCTGCCATTCAATCTAAGTTCTAAAAGTTTTTCACTTTTTGTTGTTCTTGCTTCCCTTATGTATTGTGCCTGTTCTTTTGATATTAAGGGAAATCCACATTTTTCAATAACTGATTTTAAATTCATTTCAGGCTGTATTTTCACACAGTCAATTTCTTTTATGAACTTATAAATCTCTGGAAATTCATTTGTAGTATTGAAAAATACTGCTTTAATATCAGGTTTAATAATCCTTGCTAAATGCAGTAATATTGTGCTGTCTTTACCTCCACTAAAAGAAACATAAGCATTTCCATTTGAGTAAGTCAAAGCATTTTCAATAGTAAAAAGTGAATGGTCAATCTTTTGGTCAAGTGTCCAATTCAATCTTTCGTTTAATATTTCTCTTGTAATTATCATAATGTGAAAATAAAAATTTCCCACGCTTCGCTATTTTTTAAGTATTAATGCAAAAGAAATCCCCTATCCCTTTAGGGTAGCGGGATGAATTTTGCCTGTTTTTGTTTGTTATTATGGTTATTAATCGTATATTTGCATTGTGAGAGCGTATAAATTCAGAATATATACTACAAGAAAACAAGAGGAGTTGCTGCAATTCACTCTTAATCATTGCCGTTGGCTTTATAACACAGCGCTTCAACAGCGAAGGGATGTTTATAGGAGTACGGGCAAAAGCATTGGTTATTCCATCCAGCAAAACGAAATGCCTCTTTTGAAAGATCAGTTTCCCGAATACAGACAGATTCATTCTCAGGTCTTGCAGAGCGTTCTTAAACGTGTTGATCTGGCCTACCAAAGTTTCTTTCGCAGGATTAAGCAAAAGGGAGAAAAAGCCGGATTTCCTCGCTTTCACGGCAAAGAACATTACGATAGCTTCACCTACCCCCAAAGTGGTTTTTCGTTTACTAAAGGCAAAAACAGGATTAATCTTTCCAAGATAGGACTGGTAAAAATTAAACTTCATAGACAAATTCCTCTTGGCACTCAAATAAAAACCTGCACAATTAAAAGAGAGAGCGATAAATGGTATGCCATTTTCTCCTGTATGCTTTCTAATCCAGCCCCAAAAAAGAAAGCCGTTACAAATGTTATCGGTATTGATCTGGGGTTGACCGATTTTGCCGTATTGAGTAATGGAGAAGAAATTGCCAATCCCAAATATCTGAAACAGTCTGAGGATAAACTTAAAGAAATTCAAAGCAAGTACTCTAAAGGTAAAAGCAAGAAGGTTAAACGACAGATTGGTAATCTTTATCATAAAATCACTAATCAGCGCAACGATTTTCAGCACAAACTTTCTTATAAATTGGTAAATACTTTTGATCTTATTGCTTATGAAGATTTGAAAATAAAACAAATGATTGAAGATAATAAATTCAATCTTCAAAAACATATTTCCGATGCCGCTTGGGGTAAATTTATTTTTATGCTTAAATACAAAGCTGAAAACGCTGGTAAGTATTGCATAGCAGTAAATCCAAAAGGCACAACGCAAAGGTGCAGTCATTGTAACTCTGTTGTGAAAAAAACGCTCTACGAACGCTCTCACAAGTGTCCTGCTTGCGGTTTTGAAACAACAAGGGACATCAATGCTGCACTGAACATTGAAAAGCTGGGTATCAGCTTGGTTGATAAATCTGTATGTTCTGATATAGTTCATCCTTTTTTGTTTTCCGAAGCCGCTTCGCCTTTAGGCAAGCGGTAGTTCACTACAGACACCTAACACGTGCTATAAGCAATAGCGGGTTCGCTGGTTATTTGAAGTTCTGTATCTCGTTCAATCATTTATTGTAATTTGAAAGTTTATCACTCGTATTCCGCTACTGCTCAGAGCACCACCGTTAGCAGTAATACTACATTCCATCTCCGAATAAAGTTTTCTGCGTTAAATCTTTTTCTTTTCTTTTTTCTCCCGCCCTTTTTAAAATCAAATCAATATTACTTTGTTCTTTATCAATTAGTAGGTAGTTTCTATTTGTATCAATGCAAACAAGTCCAGTAGTTCCACTTCCTGCAAAGCAATCCACTATCAAATCACCTTCGTTGCTAAAACTTTTTACAAAAAACTCAACCAACTTTTCAGGGAATGTTGCTGAATGGTCGCTCTTTAAAGTAAATTGGTTGCTTACATTATTTACGTTTACAACATTTGAAGGTCTTGCAAATTCAAGGTTTCTTATATTGGTTGTGTTCATTCCTGTCATACCACTTCCGTTTTTTGGCGCACCACATTGTTTTCTGTATGTTCTTGCAATACTTTCTTCCTTCATTGGCGTTCCGCAAGCAATCGGGTTAAATGTTATTTGGTTTGGGTTTCCTTTTGTAAAGTGGTAAACAGGCTCAAAAGCGTTTTTAAACCTACCTTTCAAACTACCTGGAAATGCGTTTTTAGTCCAGCAATATTCTTCTACAAATAAAAATCCAAGTTCCTTTTTTAGCATAATAACCAATTCAAAAACGTATAAACTTCTTTCTCCTTTATTGGTATGCGGTTTTATATTCAAAAAGAAACTACCAGTTGGCTTTAAAACCCGTTTAACCTCAATCGCAATAGGTTTGAACCACTCTAAATATTTATCTTCTGCAATACCACCATAGGTATTTTTTCTCCTATCTGCATAAGGTGGCGAAGTAAATACCATATCCACGCTATTGTCAGCAAGTTTTTTTAGTTCGTTTTCACTATATCCGTGTATTATCATATTTTTAATTTTTTCAAAATTATTTTTGCCATCGCTCAAAAAAAGAAAAGAAAAAGGTTCGGTTCTTCGATTGAGCATTTGTGGTTTAAATCCGTACTACTGCTAACATCGTGCTGAGAGGCGTAATGTAAAAACCAAGCAATGTTTTTATCTGTTTGCGTTTTAGAATTGTAACCAGTTATTTCTTTTTGTTTTGGTAATTTTTCTGTTGTTGTCATATTATTTTAATGATTTTATTAATTCTTCCAGTTCATTTGTTTTTAATCCACGCAAGTATGCATCGCTATACCCTTTTTTTAACAACTCTTTTCTCATAGCAAGTCTGCGAGTATATTCCTTCCCGGCGTAAGTGCTTATCGGCATGTGCTATCGCTTAGATTTACCTTTGAATTCAATCTTCTGATTTTTTTCAACAAATTGTATTTCGCCGGATTGCAGTTGTTTTACGGTAGTATCAAAAGTACACGTATTGGCATATTGCTTCTGTTCCTTCCGATAAAAAAATGCCTTTCTTCCAATTTCGTCCCATTCTTTTTCTGTGGTAGTTCTATGATTCCACGCTATCATCCAGTCGGGTTCTTGATCCGCTTCTGCTTTTCTAAAAAACACCTTCTTAAAATTAACAATCAGTGTTTTGGAATTTAACTTATCTAATTCAATTGTTCCTCCGGCAATTTGAGCGAAAAATGTTACGAGCAAACCACGTCTATAGTTTCCGTAGCGGGATAAAACAAATTCCATAAATTCCGATAGCCATGTTGCGAAATGGGTTCCGTCTGGTTTTGCCTGCCCTATCGATACCATTGTTTTTGCCATAAGTTCCGCAATTATTTTTCTCAAGTCAATTTCTGGCAATTCTTTTATTTTTAAATTATTATCCATTTTGATAGTCTTTAATGAAATCCAAAGGACTTCCGTTATTAAACTTACTTTCTGGTAGCGTGTATTTTAATTCTATTTCCCATGAACGCTGATGTAGAAATGTTTTTAAATGTTGCCACCCAGCAATAAAGGCCTTTTTTTCTTTTGCTTCTTCGCGTATCTTTATTTGATTTTCAATAATAAACTTAAGCCTTGGTAAAATCTCATTCCAATCTTTGTGTTTTTTAAACTCAGCGAATTCTGTTTCTAATCCCCTCTTAGTACCTGGATATAATTTTCTAAACTCGTCAAAAATTAAAATACTATCTTGCTCTATTGTTTCTTGTTTATTTGTTTCTTGTTTATTTGTTTCTTGTTTGTCTATATAGACCTTGCTTTGACCAATGCTTTGCCCGGTGCTTTGTCCTTGCTTTGCCCGGTGCTTAATGAATGCTTTGTCCAGTGCTTTGTCTTTTTTTGGCATAGCATAAGTTATACTTATTATATTGGCAGAATATTGATTTTGAGACTTTTGAACCATTTTAAAGAATCCCCAACTTATAAGATCATTAAAATACTTAATATAAGTCTGATGCTTCTTTATTCCTATTGCCTCCATAACCATCTGTGACGGAAACCCGAATTTCTCTTTATCTCCAAGTCTATTACAATGCTCTAATGCAAAAAAGTAAATAGCCGTATGACCTGGACTTATTTTCTCAGGGTTTTCAAAGCTGAAATTAAACCAATTTCGTGATAAATCAAAAGAGTTCATATTATAAATAATAAACTCCACTAAAGAAAAAGCCATGTAGGAAAGCGTCAACAAACCTTTCATGGCTATTCGATAGTGGAGTATTTTGTTTAAGATTATTAAACTTATTCATTTGACACTTTTATGTTGACAAACATACAATTTTTATTTCAATCCACAAATTTTATTGGCACCAAATTATAACAGAATCGATAGTTGATTGATATTCACGATACACAACCGTATAGGTCGCTCCGTTATCCGCTATTAGCTTTTCGGTGATCCTAGGTGATTTTACAGGATCTAATAGCAGACCATCAAAATGTATAGCTGAGTTTCCAATACATCGTACCTCAATAGTTTTTGCCATAAAATTCAGTGTTTGATTATTTTCGCTAATGGTGTCTTATTAAATCGAATAATCACACACTGAGAATTATTTCTCCAAGACTTTCCCCAACGATGCCTCCAAAGACTTTTATACGCATCTTGAAGGTTAGGCGTCCATGTATTAATCCCATCAAAATAGTCGCCATATACCCTATAAGACCGAGTTAATCCGAATGTCTTACTATCAAGACCCTCGTCCATAGCCTCTCTCTCTGATATCGAGAAACAATTTCCTAAAGAAAAATCAAACTCCAGTTCCCCATTATTTAAACATCCAACCACTTTAGTAAATATATCTTTTGATGTTATCTCAACATATTGTGGTTTAAATATGTTATTAATCCATTCCCAAGAACCACCTGTACGGGGTACCGGAATCCTTAATTGCTTGATTTTACCGGAAAGTATTTCTTTCCGAAGCTCCTGTGATATTAAATTTTTTCCCATATTTCATCTACTATTTTTTTGATTTCTGTATTATAAACCCTGTGTGTGTGTGTGTTAATGCTAATATCGTTAGATATAGAAGTATGGCCAAACATAACCGTACAATGATCAAAGCCTCTGGGATTATATTCGCAGCTCAATGATTGCCCAATCTTAACCAAAGAAATCCTCATCTTGCCATTATTATTTATCTCAACCATAAAGTAATAGAATAAATGTCTACAAATTCTATACTCCGTCTTTCTATTTGGCATCATTGCGTGTTCTGGTTTTACGTTCATGTACTCACAGATCACTCTGAATATTTTTTTGGGATCATATCGTATGTGTGGATCATGCTCTCCCGTTAATCCCAATGATTGACTTATCTTATTAGCCAACGCCTCTTCGTTCACCTCCTTGATTGGAGGAAGGTCAGATAACTTTAGTCCAAAATGTTCGAGATATGCTTCTAATATACTCATAAAATTTAATTATTTCGTTTTTCTACATAATCATCATATTCCTGATCTGGGTCGAACTCGTTTTCTTCTTCTTCCCCCGGTGGATTTAAGGGAAGGTCGGGCAGTGCTTCAAGGATTCCGTATCTCATGTTATTTTTTATAAATTGCTTGAAATCTTATTGTCCCCGGATAATCGGGAGACTTTATTAATCCATCACCTTTTCCCGCTAACGATTCCGCACCCGTCTCGTCTAGTATCACCTTTGAGTCAATTTCCTTGGGAACCTTAAAACAAACCTGAACGGGGAAGTTAACTTTTGCATCTCCCGTGATTACTTTTACCGAAGCTCTTTGGGTAGCAGCGATTATTCTATATCCGGATGACCGACCTTTCTGTAATAATATCCTAAGATTTTCTTCAAGAGACTTTTTAACTTCTCTTACTTGCCGTTCATATTTTGGAGATCCATCTCTCTTGGTCCCAACTCTAATATTTTCATAAACATTTAATTCATTTCCCTTTTTGGAATTAGCAACAGCATCGGCAAATTCATCAAATACAATCAATGTGTTTTGTGTTTTTCCACTCTTGACCAATTCATTCATTTCCTTAACAAGCATTTCCATGAATTGCTCTATTTCTTCGATGTCATTAAAAACAGAAGCTATATTGGAATAGTATTTGAATTCATGTTTGGGGTCAAATATCACTATGTGATTAAACCCCGCCAACTTGCAATATTCAATAGTAGATGTCAGGAATACGGATTTACCAGAACCGGTTGAACCACAAACAAGAATATGGGGTGTTGATGGATTGTTAATATTCCAGGTAATCTTTTTCCCGAAATTATCTATACCTAAAGGGATCATATCTCCTGTTAAAAAAGAAGGATCGTACTCAAGATCGATATCCCGAACCTTAGTTGCCTCTACGGCCAGATAAGATTTCCCGTCATGGACAAATAAATCCTTAAGTATTCTTATTGAGGGAACATTTAATGCACACGCAATGTCTAATTTATATTTCTGTATGCTTCCCAGATTAATACCCGCAGAAGCCTCTAATAAGAAAGTATTACTTGAATAACCATTAAATGTATGAGTTACCTTAACAAGAATACCAAGGGTTCTTAATACGTGTTCTATTTTTTCTTCTTTAGTCATATCTTTATTTGTAAGATCATATTGGATAAATTCCGATGCGTTCTCTCTAAACTTTCTTATTATACTGGGATCAATAACCGCCAAGGTAGAATCTTTTACTTTCTTTAATCTCTTGGTGATCATTTCTTTTTTTGACTCTAGAATATTAAAGGCTGATATCTCCGCTATCATGGTCTGTGCCCAGAACTCATATATCTCCGCCTTGTCCACAAAGTTGTCATTTTCATTTATCAGATAGACATAATCGGGATTAGACACAGCCTCTATCATTCGCTTTAAAGGTTCGTACAACATGGCTTCATAAAGGCGCCTCGTGTCCTTATCAATGGTGATTTTAAAGGGGACTACCTGAGATGACTTATCTTTATTTGCACTAATCTTATTTTCAATAAACCAAACTTCATTTATCTCCAAACCAGTCTTTGATTCATAAAGATTTACATATGTTATCGCTTGCTTGCCGATGGAAAATTTCATTTCTTTTTCATCAGAAAATACAGACTTGGATTTATGATCAATAATAACGATTTTGTCATCTGTGGTTTTTATTATCAAATCTATTTGTCCATGACAAGGCAGTGGAATGTCTACGCCATTTATTGTCAACCATTCGTTGCAATAGACCTCAATATCTATTATTTCTTTTATTTCTGATACATAAACTTGAATCTCTGAAAAGAAGTTGTTTAAAAGTTTTGTTACAGTTTCTGTTGCTTTAATCTTGCATTCATCCACCGAGGGAGTAGTCTTTTGAATCTTCCAGTCATTAGCACCAATTTCATCAATGTAATTATAAGCAACGGTTTGAAGTGTTGGTAAATCTTCCTTCATTCCATTCTTGAGACTTGCAAAATAGAATTCAATTGCTGCATGATAGGCGGATCCAGCAACGCTAGAGAATGAACTTTTATAAGGCTGCCTGTAGATATATTGCATTTCGAAAGCCTTTTCATTTCGGGCAAATGCACTGACTTTCGAAAAACTCCAACTATCCAAAAGATAATTTGAAAATAATTCTTCTAATTGTTCAGGATTGAATTTTTTATATTTGTTTTCTTGTATCATGGCAATTCCGTGATTGAAGTTGTCCCCTTGCTTTTTAAATCAATTTTCTTTTCATCGCCAGTACGCGTGTCGGTTATTATCACTGCATCTTCTATCTCGTCGGTTGTATGCATACCCATTGTTACCTCAGGACAATAAAGGCGACTAAAGAATGAAGCTGCCCTATATCTCATCATAAGCTCTGGCATGGTTTTCCATTTTGATCCACTTTTACTAATCCATCCCTCGGCTTCAGCCATCGCCATAGTTACAGCTGGGCCTTCCAGTTTTTCATCATTTTTATCAATCGTCCATGCTACACATGATCTGTCTTTTCCCAATCCACTCATCGCGTATCTTAGTGGACATTTGAATTTTCCACAATCATTTATGGCTGCTATTAGAAACGTACTTGACCATGACGGCGTTCCATTGATGATATTTAAGTGCTGCATTACCATTAAGGGACTTGCGCCAATCCTGCCTGCGATATCAAGTGCAATGAGAGTATTGGGAATATTATTTTTAAATCTCGTTGGGACTAAATCACTCGAAGAAACTGCCTTGGCCATTCGTTGGGCGTTTTCAAAATTCGCTCCGAACACATTATCTACAGTTGCGATATCATTTTTCTTCTCGTTCATAATATTTGGATTTAAAAGGTTATTAATTGTTTAAATTTTTCAAGTCCATAGGCATTTGATTTTTTAAGCATCGGCAATAATTCAACTGGGTTAAAACCTGCGGGTATGGAAGTGAGCGACCTCAAATCCAAATCAACTGTTATCTTTTGTTTTCCACAAAACTGATCTGTCGAAATACCATGTTTCTTACAAAATTCCGTTTTATTCATAAAAAATTATTTATTATTTAGTTGTTCCAAATACCATAAATCAAAATCTTTTGCTGTAAATTCTTCGCCACGATATTGAATATCGATCAAATGGTTGTTTTTAAATATCTTTATTAGATGAGATTCCGTTATGTAACAAATCATAATATGTTTTGTGAACTTTCTTTTTATAAGCATGCCTGCGTTTATAAAATTGCTTGGATGGGCGGTCAATGTTTGCATAAAATCAAGGTTTAAATTATTGGGATATTAATTTGCCAATGATATATTTTTGAGTTTCATTTTTTCAACAGGCGGTTCGATTATAGGATCCGAGAATCCCTTTAGATATTGACTACCGAATGTATAGAAAATCTTGTTTCGTATAACGTAATACAAATGTTTCTCTTTTCTCCATTCATTGAGATATGGTTTCTCAAACCTTAGATAAAGATTATTGAAAGTGCTCGTTACTAACGTATATCCAAGTTCATTCATTGTCCATATGAGAGTTTTTCGCATCATGGCCTTTTGTTTTTTATCTGATCGATATAATAAGAGATCATGTGTTCTGCTTGTTCTGGAACAGATCGATGTTCTGTCTTTGCTATTGCAGAAACCTTCTCGTAAAGCTTCTTGTCATGCGGATTTGATATCCTGATTGTTTTTGCCATAATTCATTTGCGTTATGGCAACAAATGTACAACATCGACATGCCCAAAGTCAAGTAAAATCGTATTTATTTTTTAGAGAAAATAATAAAGAATTGAAAATTACATACTTGGCCTTCTAATCAATGGCCTTGTTGTATTGAGAAATGAAGATTTAACAGAAGTAATGGCATCCTCCCAGTCTTTTTCGGCAATTACATAGTCTTGGCCAAGTCCAGTAGTCTTCCACCATTCTTTAAGAACGAATTTCTGCAAGGATAACCATGTGTTATTATCCAATGTGCTTAGAAAGTTTTGATTGAAGTGCCTTGGCTGTTCGATGATGTATGTGATTTTCCCTGTGCTATTCAACCAATTTGCGTTAACCCAAAAAGCTGAAGCGTTGGGATCACTTGGCGCTGCCATTGTGTTTTGAATACACATATAAATAATATTGTCAGTAAACATAACGAAAGATCCAAAGACATAGGCATTACCTGGAATATAGTTCGGTACCGGCGCAATCTGATCATAAAGAAACGCATATTGTGTCTTATGTGTCAATCCTGTGAGATATTTAAACACTTCATTGGCTGAATCTTTCGACAAAGAATTAAACAAAAGTTGCTCATTGGTACTCATCGCCAAACGTTCAGTTTGCGATATTCCTTTTTGATCGATGATAAACTTGGTCCTCATGGATGTGCGTTTCCATATCTCATCTTGTAAGTCAGCTAAAGCATATGATAATATAATAACATCGATTTTCTTTTGATGTTTGATTGTAAAAGGTGTAGGATTTGTTATTTGTATCTGAGTAAAATACTCATATAACAGATCGCTTAATTGTGCCTCTAATATGTCGAGTTGATATACCATTTTATATTTTTTAAAACAACCATGCCTTGACTTTTACGTCAAGACATGATTGTAACACAGGGCGCAGAAAAAATAAATTAAATATTCGGGTTAACGATCCATGCTCTCCCGAAGCGTGTCTTATGAGTTCCGGAAGTAGTATAATCTATTCTGTAAAATTTGAAATAAGCAAACACAGGAGAAAAAGATTGTTCGTAATCTGCTCTGCTTAATCCAACTTTCTGAATCGTTATCCACTCAGTGCCATTATTCGATCCTTTTAGGTAAGCAAATCCAGACATAGTCTGGGAGGCCACGGTATCGACAAGATAAAATGCAGTCAATGTTCCATAATAAAGACCAGCATTCAACATCGACAGTGTACCAAACGCAGTGTTCTTTATGGTGATGGAATCTTTTGTAGGTTTTGTGTATACTGACAAATAATCACTTTTAAAGAACGGTCTGTTCTGAATCATATATTCATGAGTGAGTGGTTTTTTGTAACAATAAGCCAACCCATATCTGTTTTTAGCAGATCCGGTTTGAACGATTTTTATCCGACTATACAGGGAATAAAAATTCGCTTCGGTAATTATAATAGATGAGTCTTTGGCTTTGATTAAGGCCACGGAGTCACGTGTTATCCAATTCACGCTATCAATAGAACTTTGTAAGTAAGCATAACCTGCGAGAGTATTAGCCCCAGAATGTGCGACTGAGTCGATGAGTATCTGAAAGGAGGCCGAACAACTATAGTGCGCCGTGTAGCATGGGATAATCTTCGTTACCGCATTCACGGTAGTATCCTTGTAGGGTATGCTTTTCGTGTTACCAAGATCCGATTTAGGAAAATAGGTCTTAATAGCACCCTGCTGTGCAAATCCTGAAATTGTCAGAATCAAAAATGCAAATTTTATTAATTTTTTCATGTTGTTTTTGTTTTTTATTATTTCCAAAGTTAATTATGTTTTTCTTGTTTTTGCTTCAATTCTCTTAAATATTTTGTAAGTTCCTTCATGCCAGCCTCTGCGCCTTTTAAAAACTCAGGAGATCCTTCCATCTTTCCTACCAGCATTTCTATAACATCTGTTATTTTCATTCAATTACCGCTATTTTATTACCAGAATTATCAACAATAGAGAATGGATTTATTAAATTCCAATCATTATCATTAATGGCTACCTGTATTGAGTCCATGCGATAATGGTCCCTGGCTATTGCTCCTCCTTTATTTGCCATCCATTGCTTCCTTGCTGCGACATATTGAGTGACCCATGTTTTTTCATCACCATCTGAATCCGGAGTAAGTTCTGAAAACATATCCCGAACATCCATTCGGATTGATCCGGAATTTATAAAACTGTCAAATATCACTAACATCGAAAGATTTAGCGTAAAATCATGTCTATTAAACCAATCAAAAGCTGGAACCCAGTAGTGATTATTGAAATATATATTTTGACAATCCTGCATCACTATATCACTACCGGAGTTTCGTAATAATTCTATAAATACAGTATCTGCATAAAGAGAAACGACTCCTATTTTATTCAGATAGGGTTGGAGTTGCTTTGAATATTTTCCACAAGCATTAACATAAGATTGTATGAGTCCTTTTAACGATCCACCCCATTCCGTGCATTGCAATACTCCATAACTCAACATGTCGATTCCGTTAGGTCCATCATTATTGAATGATACTTGTCCATAATCAACAATCTTTCCATTCTCGAAAACTTGTACAATCTTATCAATTTTATCTTTGATCGAATCGTTCATTTCTTTATTTTTTAATCACAATCTTTATGAGCTAAGAATCGATACATCCATGTTTTTTTCAAACCAAAAGCACCCAGCGCCCTGGCAATTATTTCAATTAATCCGACCATTGCAATTGCTGTAACCACGCAGATTGGGAGTATGAATTTTATCGCTTCCCAAAATAACAGTATATACGGAGGCGACATGCTTACCTGATTTATTCTCTCGTAAGATAAGCTAGTGAGATAATTTAATTTTATTACTTCCATTCCATTTACATGCACAACAGCAACAAGCCCTAGTACCGTTCCAATAAATAAAGATGTATTAATTGCCTTTGCCGAAAGGTTTAATATTTTACAAATCCAATCGCTTATTTTTTTATATGTTTTCATTTTTTTTCTACTCCAATTTTATAATTTATCGTATCCCGTTTTGTGGTATTTTTAAATAAATGAATTTCGTCAATAATTGCCTTTTTCCCAATATTCCAATTGTCAACCATAAAGATTATCTGATCTGCCATATCATTTTTTACATTACTTTCTGACCTACTAATCCATATCGGAACGTTCATAATCAAAAAATCTACCGTGCTTTCTAACTTATTAAAATGTTCTTTGTTCTCATTTCGTGCGCTGTCAATCTTGTGTATCTCTGCTGCTTTCATCTGTATCAGAAAAGATTTTGATCTTGAATGAAGGTCAATATTCTCACTAAATTTATTTGTAAAATAAATAAAACAACCCGCCAGGACAATTAATGCAGCCAACGGACGGCCTAGATTCTTGCACATCCATTTCCATGTGCCTTTTGCCGCTTCGATTTCCCAGCTCATTTTTTAAACCTTTTTAAAAACTTTTCATCGGTATTGTAGATGCATCCATCGCAGCCCTTTGGCTTTTTAAATACTCCAATAAACGCCAAAACAATAGATGCAAATAAAAAGACTATGCCAATTATAAAGCTCCATTTTCCTAATGTCGTATCAGCTTTTAATACACCAATAAAAAGCATTAATATTGTCGGTATGGTTGTCCATACCGCAAATCTAATATCGTCATATGAGCCGGCTTTATTTGGCATTATAATTATTTTATAACAGGATTTGCACTTGTTATTGTATCTGATTCCTTCTTAAATACTTCGCCGTTTGAATTGGTAAAAAATAAAGTGATTGCTTTGCGCAGTCCTAATACCACGGCTCCTGTCAATGCTGCCTTTGCACTTACAAGCGAAAATATAGCACCTCCTGAAAGTATTGGAAGTACATACCCGGCAACTGCACCAATAGCTGCCTCAACTCCTGCCTTTACATAATCATTCTTTGAGAGTGATTTATAAACGCTAATCGCTTTTGGTTTTAAACTGTTGAAAAATTCTTTCATATAATTTAGCACAAAGAAACCGCTTCGCCTTTAGGCGATTTACTTGATTTATTAAAGGTTAATACTTTATTTATCAATATAATCAATTCGCTATCTGTTAATATTTGTTTCGTCCTAAAATACCATTCACTCCATACATTATATTCATAAAAGATTGTCTCATTGAATAATTTACAAAAGACTTACCATACGCAAATCCCATTAATTCGCCACCAGCCCATGTGTATGTAGCACTTTCACGCCCACAATCCAGAACATTAGTAGTGGGTGACGATGCGACAACTGTAGAATCGAATGCAGTAGTATTATGATCTATTGTGCTATACGTAGATGCCTTACGATTAATTATCCATTGTCCGAGTTGTTGTGTATTTGCCTTGCTCCCATAACCACTACCACAAACTTTATAATAAAGAGTTGTGCCACCATAAATAGGAAATAACTCTACGGCTCTATCAGTTGTTCCATATACACAGCCATTACCGGGTACTGTTTCCTGTGGTAAATAACAATAAACAAAAAAGTCATTTTGATAAGTTGCGCTCATTGTCCAATGTGTCTGATAATAACTGGTATAAAGATTAACGCCATACGAAGCGTTATGTATTAGCGTTACGCCACTACCAGTCAGAAATAAAGAACTATCTGCACGGGTAGGATTCATAAAATTCGTTTGATCAAAAACAGAATCAGTACCAAACATCGGATAAAGAGCTTTAATTCTTGACCCCGCTATATCTCCAAACACAGCAGTACCAGAGGTTGTCCAATTAAGTTTTTTTAGATTAATTGCCAAATAATTCGCCGCCGTGTATTGTGTTGTTGTTGGCGTGTGAAGTGTAGAAATAGCTTTCAAATATTTAGCCGCATCTTTATCCAACGGTACAATCGTAGAGGCATAATATCCCAGTTGTCCAAAAACAGACGAACAAACAAAAGATAATATCGTTAAATATTTTCTCATTAGAATATAGGGATTATATTAACAACACAATAAACACCATTCCAATGATAAGTAACCATTGTATAACCCGTAGGTGGCAAGGTCAAATAAGAACCCGAAGGAATCAAAAACCTGCCCGGTGTTTGACTTGATGTGATAGTCATGTTGTAAGTGCCCTGTGTGAGATAATATCTTACCTCCGTTCCTCCAGTTATCTTACCCGTGCTTTTTAAAACTACCGTTCTATTTGTTTTTACGGTGTCAGTCAAAGAAAATTCCTTACTTAACACATTACAATAAACGGTATCATTCGCTAATGCTACGGGTGATTTAGTGGTAAATTCATTAACACCGGAAGCTGTTACGAGCGCTATAATCTGCGCCATCGTGGTCTTATAACTCGTATCGCCCGTTGCTGTTCCATTGCGTTCTACTGCTACAATAGACGTACTTTTCAGTGCGTTCGCTGGCATGGAAGGAAGGTTATAATCCGCCTGCCCGAAAGCGATCACGGACAAAATCAGTCCTATAAAAATAAGTGTCTTTTTCATATTAGTTTGCTGTTCTTAATCTTATTGTTCCATTTGCGTTATGCTGCACCGTGCCGTCTGCGTACAGTGCTGTATTTGTGGGTGGCGGAGTAACTCCATTAAATGCGTAGTTCTGCTGTCCAACAAATATCCCTATGGCTATTAGTATTCCGTACATATACTATCTCCCAATATAAATTCTAGTTACTGTGTTGTTCGCATCATGGAGTATTACCGTAACAACTTCTGGATTCCATCCTGGAAGAAATGGCCAACGTACCGTGTCGGTTTGTGAAGGAGTGCTATTAGCCATTACGCATTTTAACCAAATCGTACCAAGTGAAAGATTTTTTATTCTGAAATGTTCTCCATTGCTGTAACTGACAGAGGCTACGGACACACTATCACAACGCGTAACATCAAAACTTTCTTGCCCTCTACGCAGATTATCTCTGTTTTCTATGCTAAATATAGCAAGCATGCGACTAGTTGTGTTCTTTAAGTTCGATGCATTGGGCAAAAAATACAATATTGCCAATAATATCATTAATGATAGCCCGATCTTGGATGTTGTTGTTTTCATATTTTTATTTTATTTCTTGTTTAATTTTATAAACAATTCTTTCATTTCTTTTCCCGGTTTTGCCGGGCCTATTACTTTGCTGCGGCTCCTGCCTGTGCTGCCTGAATAGCCGGAGTTGCTGTGACTACTATTGCCTTCGAATTAGTTATAATAGCCTGTATCTCGGCTTCAATTGCCTGCAATACCACAGGGTGCTTGAGTAGCCATTCAACGCCAGCTATGATTCCCTTTTCTGTTTCCGAAAGTACTTTTACTACTTCCACTTCTGCCTCTTTTAGATCTTTTAAAATATTCATATTCGTTATTTTTAAATAGTTATAATCGTTTTAAAAAGCTTACTTGCCGCAAAATCGGCTGGAGACATGGTGTAGTTATCATTTTTAAACATACCCATTCCGTCCTTATACCATTGTTCTACTTGTTGGGAGCAAACCTCCATATGTTTATCATTTCCGATATTCAGCCATTCTTGTTTTTTTGTTATCTCGTAGGCGACAAATTTATAAGCAAAATTAACAACACCCAGGACGTTATACACACCCTTACCATTGTCTGATTCCATTAATTTAAATAACATTACTTGATCTTGAATAGACAATCCCTGCAATGGTTCCCTAATCATGAATGTCGAATTATCATTTGCCAGATAATCATCCAATGGTGTCTGAATAATTGATTGGAATAACCTGCCTTCTTCTTCTACGAAATATTGTCCATTCTTAACCTTAATCATTCCTGCATGATGAAACCTAGCTATTTCCCAAGGATACTCTAATGCTTGAAATTTCTGTATTTCTTTTGCAAAAAACCCAGCATCGCCATCACAAACCAACAATGCCTGTCCGTTTTTTAATATTGATTTATCCAAAATCTTCATTATCTTCCTATCCTATACATTATTAAATTACCACTCCCAAATCCATAAGTTCCTCCTGTTTGTGTACAACTTGAATATACAGAAATTTTATCATTTGTATTTAATGAGACAATTATTGGATAAGTTCCTAAATTAAAAGCATAAGAACTACTCGATACTGTTACTGAATTAGTTGCCGCGGATATGGCTGATCCATTTTTATAAAGATATACCGTTACGGATGCCGTTCCGGCTATAGTCACCGACCCCCTAAAGTAAATATAATATATTCCATCACCCCCTGTTGATATGATTGATGTGTTTGATGAGGAAGCTACATACTTATTATTTGTAGTGGTTCCGCTACTTAATATTGTTGGACTACTCCATGCTGAACTTACCGAATTACCAAGTCCATGTATTTCTCCATACGCAGACTCAACCAATGTTTGTCCCTGCGTGCTGTCGTCCATTAAGTAGATGTTTTTATTATCTCTAAATGCCTTACCGGTATCTCCAGTAGAATAATCATATTTGCTGGACTTGTTAAAGTGTATGTAATTAACCGATGAAATCGATCCCTTGGGTTGATATGTTGCTGCTGCGTGTGTCTTGGTCTCTAGTTTCCATAATGCAGAATCGGTAGTCTTTAAATATAAACTATCTGCCGCACTTTTGGGTATCAATGTTTGCGATGTCAGCAAGGAATTCTTATTGCCCACATATTGTGCGGTTCCATTTGCCAAGACACGAAATGTGTTACTAAAATTATATTGACAATCCAAAATATCATTAGCGTTACTTGCGCTATCATTTATTACCAATCCTATCCCTTTGGCCGCGTAAATAGATATGCCCGCTCCCGTACCATGACTCTTAGCGCTTAATCCAATTCCCCAACTTTCAGCCCATACGCCAGAACTGGAGACAGAATTAGTTATACCTTTAACTCCTATCCCGCCATTAGAATATCCCTCAACTCCGATACTTCCGCCTCCGGATATTCCATATATACCTATGCCTGTCCCTGCGCTGGTTCCCGTTATGGCCGTATTGTATGATGGAGCATATGCGTATAATTGAGATGACCGAAATAGCCCATCATAGTTTAATGTAGAATCTAAATGTAAAGGAGTGGTTGCTCCCGTGTATAGCACACCCGTTGATCGTAAGAAATATGGATGGTATTTATTGCCAGAGTATTGCAGGATATTATTCGATAATGTTTTTAAATAAATACTGTCTACCCAAGCTGAATCGACTAAAGAGTATTTATTAAAATAGGAATGTAAATTAGTAGGATAGCTAGCTAAACCACTTCCCAATATCGTAAATGCCTTAATGCCATTATTTTTAATATAAAAAAACGTATCTGTTTTGGCAACAGTAACAAAAGAATTAAAATAAAAAGGTCGTAACGATGAAGGAGTAAGCAAAACACCAATAACGGATCCGGTATTTTTCATTATTCTTAAATATGAATCATAGTATGCCGAAGTATAAGTGGATCCTATCGCATCAAAATAATTTGCATCAAGATAGGTGGCCCCAAATCTACCGTTATAATAAATCAAGGAATCTGCACTTGTGGGGAGTGCCGATCCTACAGTGGCTCTATAAATAATTCCTTTTGCTGATGCGGACAGATATGGTTTATATGCTCCCGATGAATATTG